CGAGGAATTGTAGCTAGAGCTTCCAACATACTGAGATGTATCGCTGTAACTACTGGTAGAATGGCTACCACCAAGTTTTGATACGATTCCAGCGATTGCAACACCAAGGGCGGCGGCAGCAGCAAGGGCTACGATTCCAGCGGGAATGCCAAAAACCGTAGCGCTGAGGGCGGCGCCCACAGCAGAAAGCATTCCCGCCACTGCGGTTCCGATGGTGCTTACCAGCCCGGCAAACCCAGCGAAAATTGTCGGGAAAGAACTGAGCAAGCCGCCAGACAGCGCAGCGCTGATTGCTTTAGCAGCCGTTGCGAGAGGAGACTTCACGTTTCCGAAAGCCTGCGTAATACCAGAAAGCATCGTCTGAGTTTCAGAGGAAACCTTTCCGAAATTCTGAGTCAGTGCGCTCACCAGATTTTTGCCAATGGTAGCGGCTGTATTCAGCAGGGAAGAAGCTTGGCTTTTCAATTCTTTGCTCAGTCTGCCAAGCAAATCGCTTGCAACGGACTTGACGCGTTTACGCTGCTCATCGCCCATAGCGCCCCAGATGGAAGCAGCAATAGTAGTGCCGACTGTTTTCCAGTCGCCACTCTGCGCGGCCTGAATGAAAGTTTGCACCGTACCGAAAAAGTTGGTCTTGAGGTTGTTATCGAGTTCGGCCCACTTAGAGTCTAGCCCGGAAATGATTCCGTTGACGTAGCTCGTGCCGCAGTCAATGCCATAGTTCGCCATCTCTTCGCCCTTGAGCTTGGTGGCGTCTACGAGTTTATTCATAGCATCGTTGACATAACCGAGGGAGCCAGTGATACCGTTTGCAAAGCCTTGAACGACGTAGCCGCCAATTCCTTCAAACCACTTAGAGGGAGAGTGAATATCAAGTTCATCTTGAGCGGTTTTCTTGATTCCATCGGTCAACTGTTTGGTCGCGTCATTTGACACATTGGTGTTCCCCGTGATGCCCTTCGTGATGCCATCAATAATGTTTTTGCCGACGCTTAACGGATTAAACTTAGAAACTTTATCAATCAGTTCTCCGAACCACGTTACAGCGTCTTTGATCCCATTGATTACATCGGCAATCAAGAGAACAAATTTTTCCGCAAAGTTTCCATTGGCGGCGATGGCAAGGCGGTCTGATTCGTCTACGCCTTTAATAATCCATCCAATAAACACGCCCATGTCGTGGATAACTTGCGCAAGAGACGCGATTGCACCTTCAAGAAAATTTCCATTCATCTGGATGTCGAGCATTTCCGTTTCAGAAACGCCATTTTGAATCCATCCGATAAGAATTGCAAAATCATTGATAAGATTTCCGAGAGCAGTTATGATGTCTGCCACTGTTTCGGCCGCAATCGTGCCGAAATTTACGAAAGCATCGTGCCAATCAGATTTCAGCTGAAATGCTTCTGCTTCGCTTTCGCTGCCAAGACCACGCACGGCGACAGAGACGGCTTCAAAGCCAAGAACTGCAAGGCCAGCAACGGGATGCCCGCTAATAGTCAAACCGATTCCGATAAGCGTCATGACCAAATCGCCCAAATCGAGGTCAAGGTCTTTGACGACTTTTTGAATTGTCTCGAATGCAGTAGAGATTTTTCCCTGCCATTCTTCAGGAATCAAATTCCAAATCGCTTGGCCGAGATTAGAAAGAGCTTCTTTTAGCCATTTGATAGACTCGCCAAGTTTCCCATCAGTCAAAGAAATATTCCAGCCTTGCGTAAACCCAAGACCCGCAAGGTAAATCAAATCTTTGATACGGGCTAAACCTTGCCGGAAATTTTCGCTGTTTTGATAAAGTTGAACAAATCGACCAACGATAAGGGCGACTGTCCCGGCTACTAGAAGTAGCTCTGGATTAAGACCACCAACGATTTTCCCGAGCTTGTATGCCCAATCATGAGTGTCTTTCAACGCAGTAAGAAGTGCATTCCCGATAGCCCATGCGGCAAAACCGGCGCCGATAGCAGCAACAATAGGAGCAAGTTTGCGTAGCTTTTCCTTGATTTCATCCACAGCGTTGCCGACATAGTCCTTGAACATATCATAGCCGGACAGGTCTACATCGCCCAAGATGTTGCCAGCAGATGCGCCGCTGCCAGAGCCGGAGCTTCCCTGTGTGGGGTCAATGATATTCAGTTCATCAAAACCCATCGTGTAGTTCTTGAGGGCTTTGGCGGCTTTCTTTGTCGAATCGGTTGTTTCGTCCATTGCGTCACCGATGCCGCCAACACTGTCAGCACTTTTGGCAAAGTCAGTGAGCACGACTTTTACGCCCATCAGCTTTGCCACCCACTGAACGAACTCCCGGATAAGTTCAACTGCCGCAATCAGAGGAGGAAGAATGGATTTCAAAGCAGGGTAAAGCAAAGAGCCGACATCTCGCGCAAGACCAGACAACTGTGCTTTCAGAACGCGAATCATATTCGCAGGACTGGAGAGCGTCCGAGCAAAATCGCCTTGTGCATCGGTGGTCTGCTTTAAAATTGCAATGTATCTCAAGGTAGCTTTATCTGCCTGAGAAAGCGTGGAAACCTGCTTATTAAAGCCAAGCGCAAGAAGTTCTTGCTGAAGTCTTGCTTGAGAAATATCAACGCCAAGCTGAAGCATTGGCTCAAGTTCGCCAGCCATAGCCGAACGAATCTTCGTAAACGCTTGCGAAATAGGAATATTTTTTAGCGAAGAAAGGTCATAGCCTAACTGGGTAAGGCTTTTAGACAAAGTATATGCTTGCTCTTTTGCAAGTCCGAAACTCTTTGTCATGCTATAAATGTTCGCCATAGCGTTCATGGCTTCTGACGGGTCGATTCCAAGCAATTGTTCCATCTTGTCAATGAAACCGCTCGCTTCGTTTGTCATGTCACCCATCGATACGCCAAACATATTAGCCGCTTCGTAGAAATCGTTAAACTTCGCAACAGCGTTGCCAAGATAATCAGCAATTGCTTTCAACGAAACCAACTTTGCCATGTTTCGCATAAAGCCGTTCATCTGATTGGACAGACTGAGATAGCTCTTACGCTGCTTTTCGTTGGCTGCGGTCACGCGGTTTGCCTGTGTGACCACTTTGCTCAACTGCGGGGGCAGCTTTGCAAAGGCGTTGCCTACTTTGTCGAGCTGAGATGCAAGGGGAGTAAGGGCGGCAGACAGTTTTTGGCAAGCAGTAGAAAAGTCACCCACCGTCTTGCTATCCAGCTTTTGCGCAAGGTCAGGAATCTTGTTAAGCTGATTCAAGACGCTTCCGAGATTTTTCAGATTGCTAAAATCCAGAACAGACAACGGAGCAAGACCATTCATCAACTGTCGGGAACTTTCAGCAAGCTGTGTGTAATCAGCTTTGTTTGCTTCAGACACTGCTTTCGGGATTCGGCGTAAAAGGCTTACAAAACTGCTCAATCCTTCCGGCGCAGTGACGGAAGGAAGATTATTGAATCCGTTCAAGACAGACTTCACATCGCTAATGTCAGAACTGATGCCCTGCACGCCGCTGACCGCTTCCGGGATTTTTTTGATGGCGTTGATGGCACTTTTCAAGCCTTTTGGGTCTTGAACGGTAGCCATAAGGTCAAAAGCATCCGTAACATCGAGCAGGGTATCAACGCTATCAGAAAGAGCGCCCATGCCGGTAAGGGATTCCGGAAGTTTAGCGATGCTCTTTGCCAGTGTACTGATGCCCTTTGCGCTTTCACTTGTATTGACCTTGCTGATGCCATCAATGAACCGAGTAACGCTTTCAAGACCGCTAAAATCTCCCTGCGCGGACTTTAACGCAGTGAGGGAATTGGTGAGCTTATCCAACCCATCAATCACCTTCGACACGTTGCCCTTTGTCCGCAAATTAGAAATGGCGGTAGCGAGCTTGTCGATATTAAGCTCCGCACCGCTGGATTCCGCAGAAATCTCTACGGATAAGCTCGTAATATCAACATCAGCCATCACTACCACCATCCTTTTGCTCCATCATGGAGAACATCATACGTTTGATTCGCTCCTGTGCTTCCGCAGCACGTTGGTATTCATACTCTTCTTTCTCCTTTTGAGTAAGGGGAATCGGTCTATCCATGTACTTGATAGGCTTAGACCCTTTCTTTCGGAACATATTGCCAACCGTAGAGGAAAGCGCAGATGCCATGTAAAAACCGTTTCTCCATGCTTCTGCATTGGCTCTGCGTTCTCGCAGCTCCTCTGCGTCACGGTATACCTTAGCCAGCCAGACATCGCCGTGCCAGAACTGCTCGTAGGTCATACCGATAGAGATGTAATAGGCTTCTACATCGTGGAACAGCTTAGAGAAGGAAAACGATTCTTCCTCTCCGTCTGGTTCCTGAGATTGTGCGGTTACACAATCTCCCACGTTGCGTTTTTTGCGGTCTTGTCCTCAGTATCAGTTGCCAGCAGAGACTTGGAAGCATCCATGAACATCTCAAGCAGCGCAGCCATCAGCTCTTCCTTCTCGTCGATGTGGGCAAACATTTCGTCCACGACTTTACGCTTGATGCCACGATTCCGGGCGATAAACGCGCCGTAGAACAGGGCGCGGGAGTTGGACAGCAGGTTGGTCATCTGGGTGTACTGGCCAATCTGAAAGCCTGCACGTTCGGTAGCTTCCACGCTGTCACGGGTGAAAGTCAGCTCGTAAGTGTTCTTGCCATCAGGGGAATGAAAGTTGATAACCTTAGCAGCCATAATAAATGCTCTCCTTTATAAATAGGGGCAGAACCAAATCCATTGTTCAGTTCTGCCCGGTTTGATTGATTCGATTTTTGCGGTTTAGCCGCCAGCAACAGTCAGGGTCTCGCTGAACTCAGGCTTCTTGGTGAAGATGCAGTTGATGGTCATTTCCACAACCTCGTCCACGCCAAAGCCGGACAGTCCAACCTGATGCATACCCTGCCAAGTGAAGCCGGAGCCGTCCTGCATCTTCAGGGCGTAGTACTTTACAGCGTTGCTCTCGGAAGTCTCATCGTAGCCAGCTTCCTTGACCTTCTTGTAGTCAGTCTTGTTGTAGTTGGCGGTAAAAGACTTGGTATCAGACTGGATAATGCCAAAGATGTTGACCTGCATGGGGTCAGACAGAGTGGTGGCATCCAGAAGGTTCGGCTCAGAGATCAGGTCGGGTACATCCTTGATGTCGCACAGCTTCGTCAGAGCGGTTGCGCTGTCGCCACAATATAGGGTGGTATTCAGACCGGAGATAGCAGTACTCATAGAATGTTTACCTCCTTAGTTTCGGTAAATCATTCCGTCCTCTCCGATTGTTGCCCCATAGCTGCAATCAATCCGATAGACGGAATTGTTGTACAGCCCATTCAACGGGGCAAACGATTTTCGATAGAAATTGAGCGGTTCCAACACAGAATCCACGATGCTCACAATAGAGCGGGCTTCTGCAATGCGTCCGCTGGTTTTGTTGGAATAGACACGCACACGCAGGGAAACGGCAGCGTACTTGCTGTGACCAGCAGAATCCCGGTGAACCGGGAGATTGCTGTTTTCCTCTATCTGCACACATGGAAACTTTTTGACGTTGCTGTCATTGATTTCGCCAGTGACGAAGATGCCAGGAACCTGTTTCCGAAGTTCGGTCGCAACAGCCGTGAAGATGGAATTGAAATAATCAATCAACTGCTCCAGACCTCCCTCCACGTTGCTTCGACTTGAGAAGCCATTTCCTCAACAGCCCCCCACATAGCCATAGCTGGCTCGTTGCCATCGGTGTAATTCAACTGCCCCTTGCCGGGAACAGTATCCACATAGGTTCCGGCATTACCGGGGTCACCGTAGTAGTACCAACGTCTGCCAGCACCCTTGCCTTGACCGTAGGAGCCATGTGCACCAACACCAGGCGGTAGTTCGCCACCATATCCGTTGTGATGTGCGCCAGTGCCAAACTCGATAAAGGCAACTGCCTTGCCCTCTGCAATGATGGTGCAGGTGTTCCCGTTTTGCTCAACACGGCAAGAGACATCGTTGTTACCGGCATATTCTGCATTGGCAAAGCGAACTTTCGCCACATCAAGCCCTTTGTCAGCCAACGCCTTTGCAAACTCCTGCGCTTTTTTGTTCAGGGTGGTCTTGTACTCCTGTATCTGACGTTCCGCATCACGAAGTCCGGCATCGCTCAACCTCACTTTAATTTTCACTTGCAGCCACCTCTTTCAGCGCATACAGCGTATCCGTGATATGCTCTGCGACCTTGACCACAATGTAATTGAAAGGCTTTGAAACGTCTGTCTGAAACCAAACGTGTGTACCTTCATAAAGCGGTGTGTTGCGCTTTTTGCTGGACGAACTGACCGCATAGCTGTAATCCGTGAATGCTCCAAAAGGGTTTGCTTCCGCAGAACCAGTAGGAGGACTGACGTTCAGCATCAGTTTTGCGGGGTCGCTCCACGATTCGTATGCCGATTCGCCAGTCTCGTTTCCCCACTCGTCCAAAACAGGCGTTTTCTCGCCGACCGGGTTTGAATACCACAGCGGGCGTTTATCCAGCGGGCTTCCATTGAACATCAGCCGATAACACCTACTCTCGGAACTACTTCATTCAGCAGAGATTGTGCCACATCGGACGATTCCCACACACGAGTAATGCCATTATTGGTATAGCTCGTCTGTCCGTTTGCGCCGATGTGGTTGTACAGTTCCGCTGCAATGCGTATCTGCAACGACTGATACTGCAAGGGCAGCTCGTCCGGTCTATTGCCGAATGGGTAGCCCTGCGCAAATATCTTGTCCTTGGCGAAATCAAGCAGCAGGTCAAAGAGTTGGTAGTCCTCGTCCGTGACTTCACGGTCAAGTGCAGGAGCAATGTACTGTCCTAGCTTGACTGCCGCTTCAGAATACTGGTCTCCCATGCTGCTTTCCTCCTTTCGCCTTAGTAAGCCTTGATGCAGTACACAGCGTCCATGCGCTCAAAGGACGGCAGGACGATTTCGGAAGCGTAGACGTTGGCGTTGACCGGATGAACGGTCAGCTCAGTAGTGATGGCAACGCCAGTGTTCACGATGGACACGGATGCGCCAGACTGACCGGACAGCAGGTCGGCTTCTTCAGGAGTAGTGCCGTACCAGACATTGCCCAGTGCGCCAGCAGGGGTAACGACCACCATGCCGTCAGGCAGATACTTCTCGCTTGCGCTGTACTGGTCTGCCTTGAACATCTTGTCGTACAGATGAATCTTCAGACCGGTTGCAGATTCGATAATCTGCCGTGCTTCAGCGTCCAGCAGAACGGCGTTTGCCTTTGCGGTGACGGTCATGAACCGGTTCTTCACCTCATCCGCAGCAATCATGTTGCGGAAGGTTGCTGTGTTCATGTACACCTCAGTCACAACTTCGCCCACACTTGCCAGAACAGCATCCTTTGCGGCGTTCAGGTCGGCAATGGGGGTGGCGGTGGTGACGTTCCACTTAGACTTTGCAACAGAGACTTCCTTGAAGTTAGTAGACTTCCAAGTGCCGTCCGGGTCGTAGCTGTAGGTGTAGTTCACACCATTTGCCTTGATAGTGATGCCGGGAACGCCGCTGGTAGGAGCCAGAAGCTGCCAGATCATGCGTTCAGGCACGATACGTGCGCCGGTGATAAGCTGTGCGGTGTCGTCGTACAGGCGGTTCATCACGTCGCGAGCGTAGGGGTCGTTGCTGTCCAGAACACGCAGGATCTCCTGACGGTCTTTCTCGCCCAGATGGTAGCCCTCACGGAAGAACGGCATCTCGGTCTCATCGAACTTGAAGCCCTCACGGGTACGGAACGTAGCCTTTGCATCAAATGCGCTGGGCATCAGGGACACACCCACGCCCTTGTGACCGCGCAGCCACTTCAGGTCGAGACCGGCCTTCTTCTTTGCAGGGAACAGTGCGTCAGATGCGAAGGGCATCGCATTGGTAGGGTCATTCGTCCAATAGGCGGCAATCGCAGCCGGGGCAAAGACTTCCTTAAGATTCAGTGCCATGTTGTTTTACCTCCTATTAAGCGTTCACGCTGATGTTGTCACGGCAGAAAATGCCGGGGACGGCAGTCTTGAGTGCCTTGATTGCATCAGCGTCATAGGTGAAGCTGGAACTTGCTGCCGCCTTCTTGGTGTCGATAACACCGCGAATCAGCAGGGCGGCGTTGGGGTTCTCTTCCGGGTCAACGTCATACAGTAGGATGCCGTCAGCGTTGATTGTCTTAGAACCAGTCTCGCCAGCAGCAACAGCTTTCTTGCCAGCCAACGTCATGGGATAGCCAGCCTTAACCGCAGCAGTTTCGGTCACGGTAAAGGGAATGGCGGTGTAGTCATTGGAAGCAAGGATGGTATCGTTGATTCCGTTGACCGTGTTTCGGGTAAACTTCATGTTTTCCTCCTTGTTAATGGAAAGCACTCATTGCGTCACTCGATGCCTTAGAAGTATTTACGTTCTGCTGTGCAAGGCTCTTAGCAAACGCCACGCCTTCGCTGTCAGAGCCGCCCTTGCCATCCGCACCCGGAGGCGTGGGCATATCCTTCAGCAAAGAAGCCTTGTATGCGGTGTCATGGGCGGTCATAAATTCCGATTGGAACTTAAACACCTTGTCCATGTCGCCGTCAGCCAGCGCAGATGCAGCCTTGCCAGCCAGTTCAGCGTCATAACCCTGTGCAACGAACTTTTCACGGTAAGATGCAAGGGTTTTTTCCTTGACGAGGTTTTCCTTGTCAGCAGTCAGGGCTTCAATCTGTTTCTGCATTTCTGCCAGCTTGTCAGCCTGTTCCTGTGCGGCGTTCTCGTCATCGGTGCGCTTTGCCTTGAGCTGCTTCTTGTACTCGGCTGCTTCACCGTTGGCTTTCGTTACGGCGTTGCGCAGCTTCTCGACCTCTGCGCTAGGGTCTGCAACCTTTTCAAGCGCAGAAATGATTTCATCGGCGGTCATGCCCTCTTTGTAGGCATCACCAAGTAACGCTTTGTAGTTCATATTGTTAATTTCCTCCTGCGTTTTTTTACCGTTGCTTCCCTGCAACGCTGCGAAATTTGTATCCCGGCTTCCCTGCCGGAATATGCAAAGGGTTATTCGCCCTCTGTTTCTTTATTGCTATCGGTAGACTGCTTGTCTCGGCTTCGGTGCTTTCCCATCCTCGCCCAGCTTGCCAGCGGCAATCAAGAACGGTTTGCTCATTTCGTAAGCAGCCTGCGGGTCAGGGAACAGACCGGGCGTTGTGAACGCCAACTGCGGGTCAATGCTCTGGCTAAGCATCTGTGCGAAAATCTGAACCTTGCTCTGCTGGTTATCGTACTGACGGCGGGGCAGTTTGATGTTGATGTCACTTGCCATCAGCTTAGAGCCAGCCGTATCACGCAGGATTTTCAGCATTACAGACAAGCTTTGGCGTTCCGAGAACTTGAACATATTCTCATACTGCTGCGCCCTTGCTTCGGTGTGATTCCAACCATTACGGACAATGACTGCGCCCACGTTGTCAGACGTTGCGTTCTCACTGCCGGTAGCACTGGGCATGGCAGTCAGACTGCGGTACACGTTCAACATGGAATCAAGCAGGGTCTGGCTCTGCTGCTGGTCAAGTTCGTTTGCAATCTGTGAGACAGATGCCGGAAGACCAGAGGTGGACTTCAGGCACATTGCACCAAGCTCTTTTACTTGGTCGAGAGCATCCTTGTCCACAAGGCAGTTTGTGAACACCATGATGGACTGAATGAACTGTGCCACGCCGTCCAGACGGTTGCTTTCAAGGTCGTTGATGGCATCCAGCACAGGGATAGCCGGTTCAAACAGACCCATGCGCTCCGGGTTTAGCTTGTATTCGACCATCGGCAGCATTCCCAGAGAGTGGTTTTCCGATTTTGTGACTTTGCCGTTGTCGATTTCAAAGTACTGGTTTGGTGTATACACGCAAATCAGGTCGTTTAGGTCGTTCTGATAATTGCGCGGGATATGCAGCACGTTAGCGATGGGCTTGTGTCCGATGCCGGAGTTGTAAATCACATACGCCATGTCAGGGTCTGGAACGTCCACCAGCAGGGGCGTTTCGTCCGGGTAGTTGCCGTTGTTCCCCTTGTCAGGAAGAACGATGCGGTATCCCTGTCCACACTCCAACATCCACTGCCAGAGCCGCCGATCAAGCGCGTCCTTGCCCTCATACTGCAAGGCGTTAGACAGCCGGGCGATTTCCTCACCGTCACCTGTTGCCGTTTCAGACCGCACATAAGAGCAAGGCGTGCCGCTCATGTAACCTGTGTAAAAGCCCACGCATTCATTGGCGTGGTTCTCTACAATGCGGTTGGTGATTTCAGCGTGGTATTCCTTCGTACGGTGGAGAACAGGCTGGCTACCCAAGTAGTAGTTGTGCAGAAAGCGAATCTCGTTCTTATTTAGCAGATGAATAGGCTCCGCCTTGCCCATGACCACTTTCAGCACGTTCTCCCGATTGATTTCCGTCTCCGGCGTTTCAATCGGTCTACGTCCGGTCAGCGGCTTATTCAAGAATCCGTCAACAACCATCTGATACTCAGCCATGTGTTCCTCCTTTCCGGCAAAATAAAAAGCGCAGCAAGACAAACCTGTTAAGGTCTATCTCACTGCGCCAAAACTGCGCTTCAAAAGCTATTTACTTTTCCGGTGGATGGATGATTTTCACCCATCCTTCCCTTGTATCTCCTTCGATAATGCCCTTGCATCTGTCGCACTTGAAATGGTATCGTCCGTCTACTTCGCCAAGATAGCGGTTGCAGCGGACGTTCTTATAGATTGGATTCTGCCTGATACAAGGGCAACAGATTCTAACTAGCATGAGCGCTCCTTTCGCTGAATTTCTGGAAACAGGCTGTTGAGCACAGACCTGTCAGAAGCTACTGGGAAACTGTTCGCACTTCCAGCCGTGCTAGGCTCTGACTTGTCGGGTGTCAAAAGCCGCGATTACCCCGACTGGAGCAAATCGCTGATGGACACAGAAGATGGATTTGAACCACCGACCTTCGGGCTATGAACCCGACGAGCTACAAGACTGCTCCACTCTGTGTCATGTACCCGGCTTAATTCATCGTTGCTCTTTGAAATGGTAAAATGTCACAAAACCCATTTCATCGAGAGCCGGGAATAACGATTGGAGGTTGTAAAAGGAAAATTTCCATGAAAACAGAAGTGAATCGTTGTGCTGCGTAACGGAATCGAACCGTTGCTTGCCAGCCGTGGGGGGAGACAAGCTGGCATTCCCCTTACAATCGGAAACGCAACATATAAAGCCCGGTGAAGGCGAAAGAGTGAGAAAACCTCCACCGGTGAAAGGAGGAATATGCTTGTTGACACGCACGCGAGTAAAATGACAAAACCCCGCGTGCAAGCTATTCCTTAGAGGAAGCTGCAAAACTTCCTGCATACATTATAAGCGTTGTCAAGTGGTAAAATCAAATAAATAGACCCAGCGAACACAATATATTGTGTTTTTAATCAAAATGGACGCTTGACAGGTTCGATTTTACTGATTCCGTTATACAATTCATCGGCAAGCTGTGCCAGACTGTCCGGCGCATCATCGTGCGGAACTTTGCCAAGCTGTGTGAACATCGTCACCTGTTCCATGAACGCCTTGTACTCTTTCGACTGGTGCTTCTCGTCAAGGAAATAGAACCGTTTGATGTCTGGCGCATACTGAATAATTCTGGACAGCTTGCTTTGACCACTTGGCGCACGTTGGCTGCGGACAGAGCAGTGATAGCCTTGCTGCCGGAGCTGGCTGTCCACTACGTCACAATATTCATCACCGCCGTTGTTGGCTTCGCCACGCACCACATTGATTTTGTGCTGGATGATTTTGCCCACGACTTCCGGTCTGGTCACGGTTTTATCGCCATTATTGAACACAAGGTCAGGGATGAACACAGCATCGCCGTACACATAAGCGATAGGACAGGCGGTGAAGTCACCGCCACCCCATGCAATATCCATGACCATGAGCTTCCGATCAGGCTCACCGTCAGGCAAAACGCCATTGAAATACCGCAGTTCATCGGCAGGGAACAGCAGACCTTCACGCACATAGGGCTTGCCCATGTACTTTGCCCACCATGTTGCATCGTCAATGCTGGCTTTCATGTCGGCATAGTAGGCATCGTCAAATCCCACGCCGTAGTCATAATTGAAATTGCTGTGTCCGTTCTCGTCCACAGCGGGAATCACACGAAATCTGTACTTTGGATTATCTGCGTACTGGTTCTGGATGCGCCCCAGAGGGTCAAGCACGTTCCAGCGAGTACCGACCATCAGCTCCAATGCGCCCTGCTTTTTGCGGTCTTTTAACTGGTTTAAGTAGGCATCGTACTTGTTGTTCAGGCGCTCAACATTCAAGCTTTCCTCCAAGTCCTCAATCAAGTCATCGCTGTACAGAACGCCGCCCTCTCCGATTTCAACAGCACCAGTCAACGTACCGCCAATAGAGCGACAAGTCAGGGTGGGAAAGCGCTTCTTTCGGTTCAGGTCAACGCTTTCATCCTTTGCGCTTTTGTCCACAAGCTGAACGTCAGGGAAGATTTTGCCCCAGTTATAGGTAACGGGGTCAGTGATGATAGACAGAACTTCGCCGTAGAAGCCGTTGGTCAACTTGTCAGAATGTCCGCTCATAACCGATGCAACGTCCGGGCGGTTGCCCATCAGCCATGTGATGAAAAAGATGCACAGCGTACTGTTATGGGTAGAAATCAGCCGTTTGCCAGCGCAATATACGCCGCCCTCAACCTGAATGCAGTTGCCCTGCTTCGGTTCGATGCGCTCAAACCCGCAAAATGCCACACGGCGAGGTTTGGAGAACTCCTTTAACTGCTTGCGAGGAACAACGCAGGGAATAGGGCAGGTAGGATTAAAAGAGATGGAATAAACCGTCAGATTTCCTTTAATGCCACTAGATGATACACGAGGTGGATATTCAACCACGCTACATCTCCATCCAAAGGTAGAAACCAGCGTGACAAAATCATCTCTCATTTGCAGCTCTGTGGTAGAAAAAGCGTACCGATGCTCTTTTGCCCGTAACGTACCGTCTGTATCGAGCAGCCCAGCAAGCAATTCCATGCGCTGTGCAATGCTGGCTGTAAAGTATTCTTCTGGGATGTGCTTCACGCAGCGGCGGTGACTATGGCACATATCGCCTTTTTGGAGTGCCTGTCGCAAGCCAGAGAATCCGTAGTACTCAACGCCAGTATCCTTATGGACAGTGTGCCAGCTAACAGGGTATCCATCGTTAATAACACGCTCAACAATCACTCGATCACAAGGAGGTTCGCAAATATCCGGGTGCTGATTGCGACCATCGCCAAGCCATGCACCCAATGTGTACGGCTCAACAGGCAGTTTCTTATATTCTCCTTCGACAAAATTTTTGAACGGAACCTGATAGCAGAATCTTATACCGTCCTTCGTGTCGGCAACATAATCTTCCATCATCCGCTTGGTTTCGATTACATCAAATCCGTTCTTATGCCGGTTAAAGACCGGCCACTCGTGGTTTTCGTGGCAGTCAATGTATGTGCCGTCAGAGAAATGGCATCGCACATCAAGCTGGCACTTAGGAGATACAGCCAGCACCTTTACAAACTTGCCTTTTGGACTGATAACTTCATCACCAACCTGCAAATCGCCGTGATTCTTCCAGCCGTTTCGCGTAAGAATTGGTGTATCATCACTCAAAGCCTTACCTACGCGAGCCGGAAGACTGACCCCCAAGAAATCTATCCGCTTATAGAACAAGTCCTCCAGGTCGTCTGCCAGCACTTTCAGCACTCTGCGTCTGGGCTGATAGAACTTTTTCTCCGGCGCACGATTCCATTCAAGGTAAATGCAATAGCTGTCGAACACATCCTTTGCTTCAAACAGGTACGTCCGGCTGATAATATCATAGACCTTTGCCACGTCCTCGCCTGTTTTCATCTTGCCCATCATGGCTGCACAGACAGAGCGCAGTTCGCCAGAGTATTTGTAGGCATCGAACCGCTTGTCTTGCGACAGAGCGTCTCTGAGGTTCACGACCGCCTGAAACCAGTCCTCATAGACCTGTGCTTCGGTCGGATTCTGCTTTGCATACGCTTTGATGCTGTCGATGATGGCAATGCACTGTTTTGGCTGCATAAAAAATAGGCACCCCCTACCTGAAAATGTAAAGAGTGCCTACAACTGCACAAAAATCAAATATTCGGTTTTATAATGCTGTTTTCGGAAAATTATTTAATGTAATTTAGTTTAACGGAACTTATTTTACCTTATTTATATAATCGAATAACGTAGGACCGGATTTGCAAGGCCACCAATAAATTTTATGCAATTTTTCTTTCAGCCTTACAAAAAACAACGGCTCATACCATTTTATCGGACGAATACCGGGATGCTCGTCATCCCCTAGCGTAACATAGCCCATATCATAAATATGAGTAGCAAGAATCACGCCGTCTTTATCATGCGAACCAGAGATCACGCTGTAAAGCCATTTGTCCTTTTCTATTGCATCTCTCAATTTTGGAAGGGAATAGTATCCATCTCGCAAATCCGGCTTCTCTTTTATAAGTGCGTCCATCATTTGTGCCGCAGCCCCTTTATATCCAAACACTTGATAACGATAAAGCAGTTTATTCATTCCGTACCTCTTTCTTTGATTATACAAGCGTTGGCTTCGGTTCTTCATCCCCAAGCATCAACTTGTAACTAAGATACTTTTCGATGATAATGTGTCTTTCTGCCAGTGTACCATAAATAAAGACGAGAGCATCTTTAGCAGCATCGTATTCATTCGGAAAAATGACAATTTCCTCGTTTGCAAAAGTCACGGTGCAGTTTTCCGAATGGCAGGCTTCCAAGAACCGCTTGATTTCGAGGAAACCACCAAAGTCAAGCATAGACCGTAGCGTGATGCTTCCGTTCTTAACAATCAGTTCTTCTCCCTGCATATTATCCAGCCTTTCTCTGTTCAGCAATCCGATACCATGTCTGGCGGGTCACACCAAGCTGTTTGGCAGCGTCGGTGACGGTCAAAAGATTTTGCGAAACCTTTTCGTAAAGTTCCTTATACAAAGAAAAATTATAAGAGGTTGGTTTTCTTCCCTTATATTTCCCAGCGGCCTTTGCCTTTGCAATTCCATCAAGAAATCTTCTCTTATATTCGGTTTTATCTTCTTCTGCGTCAATAATCGGATAGCCTTTTTCCTTCAGCTTATATTTTGTCGAAATTTCCATTGCTCTTGCAACATCTCTAGGCAATTCATCAGAGATTTTCAGAGTGACGCATTCGTACTTATCCAAAAACTGTTTGAATGTCTCGCTCCTCTTTTTAATGTCTTTGTATCTTCCTTTTCTGCCCATGCCAACATAAAATGGCGTGAGTTCTTTGTGTTCAATGAAAAACCAGATATACACGCAATAATGTTTTTCATCTTCTGACAACTTTTCCATTTGCTTTTCAAAGTCCATATTTTCTCCTTTGTTATTGCGGACTCCCAAAAGAAATGGTATAATACTTATACTACCATTTCTTTCTGTTGATGGATTAGTGGTGGTCACTTTGGCGGTAGTTCTGTGGTGGGACTGCCGCCTTTTCTATTAAAAACTGCAATCGCAATTTTTACAAAATAGGTTCCTGCTTTCCTTTTACCCATTCATCACTTTTACCGTAACGGTAATAGCCCTCATAGGTCTTTCTGTTTCCAAGAATGGATTGAATTGTGCTAGATGTAAACGGCTTTCCATTTCTGCCGCAGTAACCTTCTTCATTCAATTTGTCCGCTACGCCACGAATTGTATTGCCAGCATCACGCAATTCAAAAGCACGACGAACAATTATCGCTTCATCTTCTTTGATCGAAAGTTCACCATCCTTAACCTCGTACCCCATAGGAGCCTTGCCGCCGCTATAGCCGCCACTTGCAGCCTTAATGGCTCTGCCGCTAGAAGTCCTTTTCGTGATGTTCTCACGCTCCATTTGAGCGCAGCAAAGGGTAAAAGCTTCAAGCATTGTAGAAAAAACTCCCATTTTCCCAAAATCTTCCGCAACGCTAATAAGAGAAATCTCTTTTTTGAGCAGAAGCATCTTGTAATAATAATAAACGTTGATATCTCTTGCAACTCGATCACTTTTTGCAACAACAACCGCTTCATATGGAGGATTAGAAACATCGCCATACACAATACTGTCAAATCCCGGCCTTTCCTTTGCGCCAGATTCGCCAGCATCAGTAAACCACTTGATGATATTCATATCATTCTTGCGGCAGTATTCTTCGATTTGCTCTTTCTGGGCTTCCATTCCGAATTTATCTTCGCCACATTGCCCATCCGTGGAAACTCTGACATACGCAGCCACATTCTTCATTTTTACCAGCTCTCTTTCTTGACCCTATTATACACCATGTACGTTTAATCGTCAAGAGAAAGTTTGCGTATTTTTAGCTTTTTACTATCAATAGGGTGGTCAAAGGGCTGTAAACTTTTTCGTTGCTTTACAAACTGTATACTTGAATAGTAGCCTTACGAATTATCGAAAAATAATTTTCAAGTTACTATAACTAGGGTAAACTAATCCGTTTACGAAAGTACTATCAAATAACGTAAATTTACGTTAGAATGAGTAAAAATCAGAAATATCTGATGCAAATTATACAAATTGGGCTGTTGACAACTATATACAAAGCGTCTATAATCTAAGACAGCAGAACACACGATGAATCAGCCAACAACGGTAGATTTATCCTTTGTGGCATAAAAAATAGGCCGTCAGTATACCGACCAAAGTAGCACTGACGACCTATTCCACCACAAAACAGAAGCTGCGCAACCAAGGGCGCAGTCTCGGTTTCTGTCAATTATTATAGCAGAAGCAGACCGCTTCTGCAATAGAAAGGAGCAAAAAACATGAACTTTCCCACGACAACCGAAGAATTTCTGAAAACCCTCGCACACGGCAAAGAGCCAACCAGCGAGGGCAGGGAGTACGCAGAAGCTCTAGGCAAGCTGTCCGAACTGAACTATCGGGCAGGGTACGAAGCGGGAGCAGCCAAAAATAAGGGCTAAGTTTTGTGCAAAACGTAGAAAGTAGTTTGTCAAGATGAACGAACACTAAATGTTGTGTTTCGTTGGTCTATTTCCGCTTGACTTTACTACATTTTGCAATTACACTTAATGCACCTCAAAGAAAGGAGATAAAAATATGGCAAGAAGTCCCTACATCGAAGCATACCGTCATCAGGTGGCAGTTGGCTTTACTGATCGTCAGTATGAGTTGCTGGTGGAGCACTGCAAGAAGTGCCGCGTGTCACTGTCACAGGCCGTCCGCGATGCCTACCTTGAGAAGTATCCCATGCCTAATGAAAACGAAAAATGATACGTCCGCTGAAGTTTGGCGACAGAAGCGAACGTATCATGAACCACACTGGAACAAGCTGTTCCAGCCTTATTATAGCAGGAATTGGCTTGTTCCGCAAGAACCATAGGAGTTTTTATGGAACAAAAAGTTAAATATGCTATCAATCTTATCAGCGAAAACGGACAGGTTGTCGTGTCCAGTCGTGAAGTAGCAGAGAATTTTGGAAAAGAGCACAAGCACGTTCTTCGCGACATCGAAAACCTGATGGGAGGAGAGCCCAAAATTGGACTGTCCTCTATGTTCTTCAAATCGGAGTACCTTTCAGTCCAAAACAAAGTGCTACCTGAGTATCTGATGAATCGCGATGGGTTTACGCTCCTTGCTATGGGATTCACTGGCAAGGAAGCCCTTGAATGGAAACTCAAGTACATTGATGCTTTCAATCAGATGGAGCAGAAGCTCACCAACCCGGAGCCTGAATCGACAGAGATGCTGTTGAGCCGCGCTCTGATCGCCGCTAACAGTGTTATCGACACGGAGCGCAAGAAAGTAAAGGCTCTGGAAGTGGAAAACGCCAAGATGAAGCCTGATTCTGACTACGCAAAGGCGATGCTGCTTTCAGATGAAAGCCTGACTACCACGCAGATTGCCATGAACTACGGAATGAGCGCACGAAAGCTAAACCAGATTCTTAGAGGGCTTGGCATCCAACATACTGTAAACAAACAGTGGATTCCTTACCAGAAGTATCTTGGCAACGGATATGTTGTCGGCCACCCGATCGAGCTGCCGAACGGCAAAACGAAAGAGGTCACTCGCTGGACGAGAGCCGGTCAGAAGTTCATTTATAGCAAGCTCAAAGAAGCGGGCTATCTGCCTGTTGGTGAGCAGATTAGAATGGAGACGTGCTGATGGACTACTCGGAAGAAATGTTTCGGCTACAAGCTGAGAATGAAGAGCACAAAGCCGTTTTAGAAAAAAGCCATGAAATCCTTAATCAGACATTAGAAATCATTATGCCAGAGGATAAGCGGTCAAGAGAGGTTGTAAGTGTAGCGCTAGCAACGTCCGTACAACATTTTTGCGAGGACAGCTATTCAATGGGATACAATGATTGTTTGCTCGACATTCTCAGGGAAAAGGAAGAAGTCAGCGCTCCTATCATGTTTCCAACACTTAAATCGTAGATAGCCCATAAGAAAAGCCAGCGGTTAGAGAACATCTAGCCGCTGGCTTTTTATGTTATGCGATTATTCCTCTACAAGGTCTGCGTACTTGACTTCAACTCGTGGCAGCTCATCAGTAGTGCTAGTCAATGCTCTGGTGATTTTTTCAAGCCCGGTGAACTCACCATAGACGGTGATAATATCATCGTCCAGAATCTTTACAGCATCGCCGCCACGCTTATCCAGCATATAATACTCGTCATCAGCATAGAAGCCATATCCGCTATTGTCCGTGTAAGTTCTCCATGCTTTCTCGCTGCCGGAGAAGTTTGCGTCAATAATCTGCGAGACCTTTACCTTGACTACAATCTTAGTCCCTTCATACTTTTCAGGATAGCGGCACAATTCCTTATAGTCCACAGTCTGGCACTCTGCCTTGTAATCATCCTCACTAATTTCAGGTACAACAGATGCAACGGAAGAAGCAGTGGATGTGCTTGCCTTAGATGTTGATTTACTGCTGCTTGCAGAGCCGTCAGAGCTACTACCAGAGCCGCCAATGGCAGACAGAACAATCAGTACGATAATAGCGATGAACCACCAGCGTTTGTAGATGGGCGGTTTATTCTTACCGCCACACTGAGGGCAGACCTTTGCACTTGCGGCAATCTCTGCGCCACAGTGCTTACATGTTGTCATTTTATTTTTAGCCATTGTAGATTCCTCCCTTTCAAGGCTTGTAAGGCAAGTATAGCACAGAACGCAGACCCTTTGTAGGGGTCTTTTTGTTTTTGCGGGAAATTTTTGGAACTTGAGATAGGGGTGGGGGTGTTTTGTGCAGAAAAGAGAGGGTGGGTAGGCGAGGAAAAACGCCTTTTTTATTTTGGAGATTTTTCGCGCTACTCACCGGGCGGGGCTGGGCGGCGGCTATATACCCCGCCGGTGGAGACCACAGCCCCAGCGCACCCGGACAGACTGCACAGCACAGGCAGCAGGGCAGGCCGTGCGGGGACGATCGAAACGGAGGCAAGTGCTGGGGTGTGCAGTGCTTGTATGTTGCATATGCAACGTTTTTATATGCTTGTACGTTTAATCTTGAATATACTATTGACTTGTACGTTTAATCATGTATAATAGTAAATGTACAGAGGATGTACACCACCACACCACCACAAAACAGGAGGACAAAAAACCATGAAAAGCACATTGAAGTGTGCAGACCTTTTTACCGCATCTTTTGCGGACGGCAGCTTAATGACTGGCACACTTAACCAGCTCTATGCAACCCAGAATAACCGCAAAATGACCATTAAGCCCGTTGTATGGCTCTGGTGCAGTGACAGCGGCTTGTATATGGTAGACTACATCTTAGAGGGCGCGGGCTGGACGCTGGGCGTATTTGATACGCTGGCAGACGCAGAAAAGGCAGTGGCAGCGTTTAATGCACAGCCCGCAGCAGATGTGGCGGCAATGCTCACGGCGGACGCTCTCAAGCTCTTTACCTGTGAGGTGCAGTGCAAGGCACTGGGCGACGATGGCAAACAATATGATGCCGTTTGGTGCCCCGATTGTGGGCAGATTTATTACACCATCTCGGCAAAAGTTAAGGTGCTGGGCTACATCCCGCAATATAAGGAGGGCTAAACGATGACAAGAACGGACGAAATTAACGCCGAAATCCGCAATCAGGCCGTGCGCCTGTATCCAAAGTGTGCCGGGCTGTTTGAGTTGCCGTTGATGGTATACACTCAGATTGTAGCGGATAACCTCATGAGAGCAAAGCCCTACCGCCTCAGCGTTGAGCGGTGCAAAAAAATTATTTTGGCAATGCCGGAATTTGACTAAAAAAGGGGTGTAAACAATGATTACTCTTGACTTTTCCCAGTGGGCCGCACTCTGGTACGTTGGCGGCATGATCTCCGGCGCACTCGTTATGATTGCATTTCTTAACAGCTAAGGAGGGCTAAAAAATGACATTATTTGAAGAAAAAGTGAATGAATACCGCGAAAACAAGCGGCTTTTGGAAGAGCTGGAAGCAATGAACGAAAGCATTAAAGCTGATATTATCTGCATGATGCAGGGCGCGCCGGAGATGGCGCAAGGCACCGCAAAAGCCATTTATAAGGACGTTCAGAGTGTCCGACTGGATAGCAAGCTACTCAAGACGCTACACCCTGATATATACGCCGAATGTAGCACCCGCACAAGCTACAAACGTTTTAGCGTGGTATAAAGGGGGTGCAAGCTGTGATTTTATCCGCGATCTTGTTTTGTTTTTGGTTTTTTAGTGCTTTGTTTAAGGCAAGCAAGTGAGGAGGTCTATATATTATGACTAGTAATAAGGGATATGACGCAACGACCGGACTATATACCACCAGATACTATGCACGCAAGGTTTGCCCCGGTGACTGCGTTGTTGTCAAGGTCTGCGGCGGCTATATGATTATGACCGCCTCTAATTATAACATTTGGCGCAAGCAACGTTAACCTAGCCGGATACTTTAGCGGGGCTGCACCGTAAAGCAACCCCGCCCCAGCCAAAAAAGGAAAAAACTTTCTGCAAGTCCTGTTAATCGGGCTTGCAGTATGATATACTAGCGACAGCAAGTCCACACAAGGGAGGAGCGTATAAAATGAAGGTTATTGAAGGGTTTAACGAATTTTCCCGTAAAATGTCAGCCGATGAAAAAAAGATTTTTGCCCAACTTATCAGGCGTGGTGCTGGGGCAGCCGTCAAAATCGGCAACGCAGTGTATTTTTACCGGGGTGATGATATCGGCCCACATCCCGCTTCTTGTTTTGACAAGTTCGACAGCCTAGAAAGTTACAAGAAAAAAGACATTCCAGCAATCGTATACCATGTATCTTATGATGAGTGGTATTATCAGCTGACAGAGTACGACGACGACGAAATGAAGGCACTTTTTTGACCAGTATAAAATTTAATTTGCCCGCAACAGTCACACCCCGCCACAACCCGGCGGGGCTTTTCTTTTGCCTTGCATCTGCTGGGGGTGCAGGGATTTTATTTTTGCCCGGCAACGTATGAGCTGCCAACAAGCGTTTACAGCGGCTTTTATTCCGTTCATGCAATTATACAGCCAAAATGCCAAAACCGTTTACAGGGCTTTACAGCGGCGTTTCCGTTGATTTGCCCCATTCCAGCACACACAATACAGCAAATACACAAGCCGCCTATACACCGCCTGCGCCACGCTGGAGGGCATACCATCAAACGCTGCACCCGCACCGATACCAGACACCAACGCCACGCCCGGACGCTGTACAGCTCAGCACAGCCGCCCCATTATAATAAGGTATATAAGGGTACAAGGGTGCGCCCCTGTTATGGATCCATGCCCGGCGGTGCATCATAGCGCAGACCATGCCAACGGCAGCGGGTCAGTGCATCCGGCTTGCATCCGGTGCAGAAGTCAGCGCAACGGCTGAAGGTCTGGCACCGGGTCAGCAGTCAGGGCGCGCCGGGTCTGCCTGGCACACTCCACACGGCGGGGCAGTCCAGCGGCAGGGGCGCGGAACCACTGGCGGCTTGCCGCCGCATCTCTTTTCGGGCTTTCGCCCGATAGCCAATAGAGGTCAGCAATAGTCGTAGCGTTCCGGCTGGAATAGTCGTAGCTAATAGTCGTAATTTCTCCCGGCAAATAGTCGCGGAATAGTCGTAAAGTCGTCAGACGACCACAGTTTGAAAGTCCTATATATAGTATAGCAACGAACTGTCCGCTGATAGTCGCAGAGCAATAGTTGTATCATTTTCTTGCGAACTATCGTCAAATAGTCGTGTATTTTTTGTGTGAAATAGTCGTTTGACTTTTAGAAGAAGGGAGATGCGATAGTCGCTAAGTCATCCGACCACCCAAAAATCAATATGTGTCAAGACACCTGTCAATTTTATTCTCGCCTAGCCATACCAAATTCGTATACCAGCCGCACTTATTATAATATACGCCTATATATCCTAGTAACTATCTAGGGATTATTCTGCTAAAATAGTCGTACCATCCGATTTGGTCTGTTCCTTCTCGATTTAATTCCCAGCAACTTACTATGGTATTTTAATTAATTCATAGCATTCTGCTAGGAATATTCAATGCAACATTTCTACATATTCAACCGACTACAAAATGAAGTCAATTCTCCATGTGAAATAGTCGTATACTATCCACCAGTCCGAACCTCACGCTAGTTCTCGCCTACGGTCTGCTCTGCTGGCTAACGGTGTAGGTTTGGAGATAGAGGGTTGTAGGGGGAAAGAACCAGTTTGCAATTTCGCATAACTGTTATTTATTCGCTTTTGAACTATCGTAGCACACCCGGCTCCGTCAACGCGCGCGCTGGCGCATATAACGCCCGCGGACGCGCTAAACACACGGGGAGGGAAAGGGGGAGCACGGAAGATGTTAGGGGGATTATAGGGGGTAATAGGGGTTGTAGGGGAAAGAGGGGGACAAAAGGGGGGGAAGAGGAAACAAGGGGGAAAGGGGACAAAAATTTGAAAGCCATTTCCGAAAGTGATACTCGAAGCGTTTTTTCGTCTCAATCAGCCCTGCAATTAGACGATTCTTTCTCAAATTCAGACCTTGCCGTTTTACCCTGATAAATAACAAGAGAAAAAAGCACGGAATAGTCGCAGATGGTAGTTTTACCGCCTGACACCATTCCATGCTTTCTGATACAGTAGTTTTGTAGTCGTACGAGCTAAGATTAGATATTCTTGGCTTCTCTTGCCTTACGCAGACGCTCTGCCAGTGCTTCACGCTGCTCTTCGCTGATCTCACGAGTAACAGGCGCCCGGAACTTCACAAGACGTTTCGGCATCGAATAGGTCTTAGATTCCTTGCACCGCTTGGCAGACAGCTCCGCCATAAACTTGTATGTATTGGGGAACTGCTCACAGAGCTTGTCCAGCTTGCGAATGTAAACCGGGTCTGCCGTGTAGATTTCTGCGGTATCTTCCGCTGCGTTGAAATTGATGATAGTCTCACGTTCGATGTTGGTAAGTGCCATAGTTGTTTTCCTCCGTTTGTTGATTTTTATATTATCAATCCATCCAAGTATACTCTTGGAACCGTTGAATCTGCTTGTTAAACGTGATGGGAAGGTCGCCTATCTCGCCTTCTTTGTTCTTGCTTAGCCGGAACAGGTACTTGTCGGGGTTGTCACCGGACAGAAGGATGATTGCATCTGCGTCCTGTTCAATCTGTCCGCTCTCTCGCAAGTCGGAGTTAGTAGGCGTTGCTCCGGGCTTAGATGGGTTTCGATTAAGCTGTGCCAGTGCCACCACGACAATGCCTGTGGTCTGTGCCAGTTCGTGCAGGGCAATGGATATAGCTGTAATGGCGGCATATCTGTCCTTTGCGCCTGTTTCGTGGATGAGTTGAAGATAGTCTACGAAGATGACCTGAGCCTTTTTACGGAGAGCCTGAGCCTTCATCCACGCCACGTTCTTTCCGGCAGCGGAGCGGATATATAGGGGCATCTTCATGTTCTTTGCCTGTCCGTCAATCTCATTCAAGCTGACCGCCTTATTTTTCACCGTGTCCAGAGGGCAGTATATTTGATTGGCCATCAGACGTGCTCCTAGCTTGCGTTTGCTGGTTTCTAAGCTGAAGTAGTACACGGTGTAGTCCTGCTTTGCCATGCTTGCTGCTATTTGCAGAGACAGGGCTGTCTTGCCAGCAGACGGTCTGCCGCCGATGATGATGAAATCGCCCGGTGAGATGTGCAGCGCTTCATCCAGACGCTCTAGGCCTGTCTTGATATACACAGGCTTTTCGTCCATGTGAAGCACATAGTCGTTCAGCACATCCTCGTATGTCCACGCATCTTCTTCCTCAGCTTTCAGGCTCATTGCTTCGCCCATCTGCTGGTAAATGTCTGATAGATCAGAATAGTCGGTAAGCTCGCTGGCCATCTGGAATGCCAGACCTTGCACACGAGTGAGTGCAGCTTGTTCTCTGATAAGCTGTACCCAACGCTGCATCTGCTCCCTGTCAATTCGCACACACTCTGATTCACAGGTTTGTACACACGCCAAGAGCGTCTGCGCTACGTCTGGATGCTGCGTGTTTATTTCGACTATATCTATCTTACCCCTAACCGTCCAATAGCCCTGAACAGCTGCAAAAGCGTCTCTCAGCTCAGGTCTGAACAAGTCAAGTTCAAGGTCTGGTATGATTTCATCCACAACGCCCGGATTGCAGAGCATAAGCGCACCGATAAATACCGTTTGAACGTCCATTGTCATAGTCTAGGAAACTCCATCTCCGTACTTTGCTCGTACTGGTCATCCTGTTTCAATGCGTAAATGTCCTGCCACCCGGCATAGATGCTCTGGTCAAGGATGGCTTTCCAATCATGCCGATCAAACTTTTCTAGCTTGTTGCAGAGCATCTGTTTTGCCCGGTCTGTCATAGGCTTTTTGATTCTTGTACGCATCTGTGCGAACTCTCGCAAGGATTCCAGCAAGGCTTTATCGCCATGAGCAAAGTCGGAAAAGATGTCAGGTTTCTTTTTGACTGCACTCTCCTGCAAGGCCTTGACGTTCATCTGACTGTCAGTTGATACAATGGGCTCATTGTCATCTGACTTTGAACTCATAGATGAGCTGACTTTCATCTCATTTATGACATGAGGATGAGTTGACTTTCGTGTAGACCATCCTTTTGACGCAATATCGCTTCTTTTCAACTCTTCATCGAGCAGATGCTTAATCAAAATGAAACAAGATTCTGCTTTTTTTGAATTCAAAGTTGCGTCTTTTCCTTCAAAAACGTATGCACAGATTGCATCGTAGAGTTCTAATTTCTCTTTACTTTTCAGTGTGGAGATGGCTTCAAAGTAGTATCGTTGGAATGTAAAGCTGTCTCGTCTTTTGTCCATACTCAGTCCTCTTTGTAGCGTTTGTTCCACGCTTCGATAAGGTCTTTTTTAATCTTTTCTTTATCGACTGCGGAACAATTAAAGCTATATGGCTTGCTTTCCATGAATGCCCGGCACTTGCACCCATTCTTGCCGTTTCCTCTTGTTATAAACATCCAGCTTGTCAAATAGTCGCCTGCTTCGGCAATAGTCACTTCCCCACCGCAGAACGGGCATCTTTTGAGTTCTTTCATTTTTTTACCCTTTTCGTCCATGCTCATGTCCTTTTGCTCCTTCTCTTGATTTTCTCACCAAAAATCATGTAGTGGACGTTCGTACACATACTCTGACGCCAAGCCATCATCTTATCATGGTCTTTCCTGTTGTTCGGTGCTGCACGAAAGAATGTCGTTGGGATAAGTACATAAAGCTTATTACTCATTTTTCGCCTATAAATCTGTTTCAAGTGCTTCTTTGACAGGTTTTTCATTTTCTGAATCCCTCTCTTGTTCTCGTGATTCGCTTATGCGCCTTTACAGGTCTTTCGCCTTTACCGTACGCTGGGCGGATATGTTTTGCCTTGATGTACCCGCAAGGCGGCTTCGGCCCGAAGTCAAAAAGACTCAAGTCTATAACGATGATTCCAAACTTCTTGTTCGTCATGTTTACCGCTCCTTACGCATACCATTTCGGTGCTTCGTTAAAGATTCCCACACCTTCTGCAAATCCCAGCTTTTCTAAGGTTTCACACATGATGCCGTCCATCATGCTGTGAACGATTTCTTCATCATCACCGTACTTTTTGTATGCTTCCTGCATTTCCTCCGTGAATGCGTCAACCATATCTTGCGTAACAACGACATTCTTTTCCATAAGCCCTCCTACACCATCGGGAACGCCATCCAATGCGTCACCGTCACATCTTTTGGCAGTCTCTCTCCTATATCGTCCCAGAACTGACCGTCTGCGTAACAGCCAAGAAAATACGTTGTTGGCGAGATTCCTTGCAACATTTTTCCATCTTTATCACGCCACGTTGTCTTAGCCGCAAGCAACAAAGGCTGCGTCCGCTCTCGTGACGGTTCGCTTGCTGGATGCCAAAGTGTGTTAGCCATGCGCGTTCTCCATTTTCGCTCCACAGTTCGGGCAGTAGTTCCAACGTGTGTGATGATTTTTTGTGTGGCATCTGCTACACTCGAACCTTGTGAACGTATCGTCCTGTACAATCCATTCAGCGGTACGCTCTAAGGCTGTCGGCGCATCTTCCACAACGTCAATGGCATCGCCAATACCGCAAGCACGGCATCTAACTCCATTGTAGCTCTCGCAGCCATCGCAATATGCTTTCTTGATTCTTTCAATAAGTGCGTTTCGTTCAAGGTATTCCGGATAATTAGCCATTGTCTTTCACCTCGATTGTTGGTGCATTTTCAATAGCTGTTATTACGTCTCCAAGCACATCAAACATCAAGGCATTGAATGTGTAATCAGCTTCATCCACGCTTACATACTCCATCTGCCTATCAGAAAAATAAAGTTTGAGTGCATTTGCATCAATCGGTCTGACTTCCATCGTACTTTCTCCCTTCAATCTCCGTCCCATACACCGTCAGGCCGCATCTTTGCAAACGCCAGCAAACCATACAAAGCGCGTTTGGCGTTGCCCTCTGTGGCGTGCCAGTAGTCGCTATCGTCTACATCGTCACCTAGTGCGGCAATCGCCTTTTCCAGCATCGGGATGCTTTCTGCGCCTGTTTTGCCATAGATGGAGCGGATGCCGTTCTCACCAAACACTTCCGGTTGATAATAGAAGTGACCGTAATTATAGGTGACGTTGAGCCACAGTTCTTTTGTACCACCCATAGCGCGCATACCACCAGCGATAAAATGCGTACTATCTGCTTTGAGCGGTTTGTGCGTTACTGGGTCGCACAGTGAAATATCATAGCTCATTTTCTCTTTTCTCCCATTCTTTGCACACATCTTCCGGGTCTGTAAAATTAGCTCTGCGCTCCGACAGACCGTTGTAACAGACCCACGAGAATCTGTCGTGCCATTTACAGTTTGAGCAGGACTTGTCCACAGTTTGGCATAAAAGTTTTCCTTTGCTGTCCAGTAGAATTCCATTGCCCAGCCTGATTACATTACTTTCGCTCATTTTTCTTCTCCCATTCCTTGCATCCACGTTCATCCCACACGAAGTCTGCAACGTGTTCTGACTGGTCGTTCACGCACACTCCCTCCGGCTCTGCGTACCATTTGCAAGAGCCACAGGACGGCTCGGATTTGTTCTTACAGGATTCTGCTGTGCATCGGATAGCCTTGCCAGCGGAGAACTGCTTGATGCCCATGCAAGAGCAGTGTTCGGTGGTGCAGTAGAAGTTCATTCCTCTATCTCCTTCCATCCGATAAACTCGCATAAGCCAACAGTGTTATTGGCGCAACGATGAATGAGAACTTTATCGCTTATTTTGAATTTTGCGATAAACCCAATTTTACTTTCTTCCATTTCGTTTTCAAACATCCAATCAACAATGTCTTTGTCGATTCTGACATCGCTTTCGTCCGCCATGGTCGCAAAGCACTGTTTGCATCTATAAAGAGCGCACTTTTTCATAATCTCTGCCCTCTCTTTCTCTTTCTGTTGGCATTGAACCGCCTGATCACTCGCTTGTACTCCTCATAGCACTCAGGGCAAAGGTCGCCTGTGTCCCTGCGCCACGCCCAGTCCTTGAAGTATTCGTCAGGGTTCATCATTCTACCGCCTAGAACAGCTCCGCAGCGGTCGCATACTCGCTTGTGGTAAATTCCTCTGTCAGTTTGCATTAGTCGTCCACCTCTCTGTACTCCACGTCAATCTCCTTCGGCAAAGTCGTCTGATACTTCTGGGCAAGCTGCTCTACGCTTTGGGCATCGCCCAACGGCTGTTCCGGCGGGGCAACGGTGACTTCCACGTTGTCACGCATACCAAAGTAGTTCTTGGCTCGGAAAATCCACTCTGCCGGGTTCTCCTGACCGTACATACCGTTGTATGCCCACATGGACTGCATTTGCAGAATCAGTTTTAGGATGTACTTCTGCTGCAAGCTGTCGTCACGGCGTTTGCCTGTCATAATCTGTCTCAGACTAGGCCATTCGATGCCCAGAACCAGCGCAATCCATTCCACCACAGGGGATATTCTGGCTTCGATGCAAGCGTCAAAAAAGAAGTCAAGGCGTTGCTGCACTTCAATGGGGTTGTTCATGTCAACGCTCGGAAGGTCGCCAAAATACTTGGCCGCAATCATGCCGACAACTTTCTTGTCCTCTTCATCGCCGATTCTTGACTGCAAATCCCCTGTGTTCAGCATCTTAGACCTCGTGATTGCTAAATCCTGTTGTTCTTTCACCTTTTTACTCACCTGCGAGCGGATAGATTTCCGCTTGTTAAGCATCTGCTGTTTCTTCTTCTCACGCTCTTTCTCACGCTTCGCAGCGGCTTGCTCTTTTGCCTTTTGCGCTCGCTTCTCACGCTTTTTCTTTTCAGCTTCGGTCAGCGGCGGTCTGCCAGGACCACGCTTCGGGGGTGTTGCCAAGAGTTATCACCTCTTTATTTCTGTTTCAAATCCATTCTTGCACCGCAGTTCGGGCAATAGTTCGCATAATTACGGTGATTTTCTATCGCTTCTTTCAAAATGTTTTCTTTTTCTTCTTTTATATTCCATTCGTATGTGTATTCTTCACCATCCGGCGCGTATAAAGTTTTCGACCACACTGTATAATTATTCGGATGATGTTCTCCACATAACGAGCATTTCGCCGTCACATAAGCTTTTAATTCTCGTTCTTCTGACATTGTGTCCATATAATAAGCATCTGGTGAAAGTTTCCAATATCCGTGTTTTAACTCTGCACGTTCTTCCATGTTCTCACCTCTTCATCTTCGTTTCGATGTTGTCCAGCTTCCATGCAATCTGCCAGACTGCACAGCAACTGGCCAACTGCCGCCACCAAGCGCACTTTTCTTTCTCGCATACGCACCGACCAAGCGGATTGCTGGTCATCTTCATCGGGCAGTAAAGTTCGTTGTCCATTGGTTATTCCCCGTTCATCTTATAACATTTGCTACCGTTCTCGTTGAATCCCAAACACCAAGCTAACTCGGAAGCAATTTTCTGATAAATGCCTTTGGCGTTAAGCTCAGTTTCGGATTCCGCGCAGCCGCTATAAAGACCATACAGAAAAGCCAGCCTTTCACGCCCTACCATGTTAATTTCCTGAATCATCATTTCCACCCCATCACAACTGACGTACAAACGACCAGACACACGTTGATAAACAGCCAGACAAGCACTGCCTGCCGTTCCTCAAACAGGCTGTTCGCCATGTTTTTGATTGTCCGTTCGGACTGAACCACTACCGCCAGCAGGACTAGGCAGACCAGCCAGCGAGTTGCAAATTCAAACATTGTTAGCTCCACCTTTCTCTCAACTCTTTTTCGACCTGTTCTGACTTTGCGGTGATGTAATCCGCAAACTCGTCAGGGGTCATGTCCTCGTTTTTGAACTGTCCAACCATCTCCCAGTACCTGTCACCAATGCGGATGATTTTCTGCACCTGTTCATCGGTCAGGTCTACATCACACCGAAGGTTCTGAATCAGTGCGCCCCATGTGGCGGCTATGCCATCCAGAGCCATGCGAAAGCCATACAGCTGGTTTTGGCGTGCGATTTTGCGGAGGTTGGTTGGATTGATCTGTTTGCCGCACAAGGGGCAGTTTCCAAATTTATTCATCCGGCTGCTCCTTATCTTGAAGTCGATGGAGCCAACGGTAGTATTTTTCACTTGAAATAATTTCAATTCGCTCATGCGCTTTTCCGTCACCCGAAGCACCAAGCGCAACCATGCACACCATAACATCTGCGTATTCCTCTTCAAACGCCTTTCGGCATTCTTCGATGCTCTTCGGTGTCGGGTTCGTGTCATCCAACGCACGGCGCAGCTTCAATGCAGCCTGTGCCAGTTCGGACGCTTCTTCTGCCAATTGCGCCAAGATTTCCGTCTTAGGCAAAATGTCTGAAATTTTCTTTTGCATAGCTCTACCTCTTTCAGTAGTATTGGATTTCAACCATTGAAGTGGATACAAGCTCAAATCGACCGTCTCCCAGAGGTATTTGGAGTAGTTTGTAATCTCTTGCACTAGAGATCGGAATCAGCTCGTTAAAACTTTCCACCGTAATGGTGTACTTTGGATGCCGTGCGCTACCGTAGCCTACTTTTTCAATTTCCGGGGAATAGACCGTGACGTGATAACACGGTTTGCTAGCTTCTTCCGCTTTAGCAGAGGCTTTAGCGGCGGTCGGATGGCAGGATGTAAAGAGCAGCGTGAGCAGTAGCGCTACGGTTGCGATTGTGAAGCGGATAAAACGGTGATTTATTTTGTTTTTCATTTCAATAATTCCTCCATCTTTGCGCCACAGTTCGGGCAATAGTGATAAAGACGGGGTGCAGCTATCGCTTCACTAGGAAACTTGCAGTTCGAGCACACCCAAAAGGCATCTTCAAAGCAAACGCTCTCTTCCCAATGTGCCACCGGTCGCAAGGTTTCCGGGTCAACAGCAGGAGCTTTCATCAGGTCATCGGCAAGTCCGGAAACGAGGTTCGCAACGCATTCCTCGATAACGCCCGCGTTGTAGTCGGTACAGTTCCCGGAGGCCATCAATGTTTTGGCCTCATCCAGATTCTTCTTCACCGCATCGTTCCATCCGTTGGCGATGGGTACTACATTAACTAACCGTATGTCGCTCATTTTTTATCTCCTTTCAGCCAGTCGTTCAGCTTTGCCATGCAAGAGGGACAAAGGGCAACGGTTTCATCTCTTATCGAGTAAATCCCTTTATCATCGCCAGAAAGGCACTTTACAATAGAATTGCTTTCAAATTGGTCAAGTTCGTCATCAAACGGTGTCATGTATTTTACATCGTTGGAAAGCGGAAACGCTTCACCGCACCTATCGCATACCATTGTCATTTTCACCACAACTCCCAACTAGCCTTGAGTTCTTTTCCGATTTCAACAGAAAGTTTTTTGATGATGATTCTTGCGTGTTCATACTGAGCTTTTACACCGTATGAATAATCTGTGACAACCTTCTTCGAGCTTTCATTGCTTCTCATTTTCTTTCTAAGGTTTTCTTCGTTCTCCATAAGGAGTTCGCTTTGGTACAGTCCCAGAAGCCTTACCAATTCTTGTTTTTCAGACAGTTGCATTTTCTTTCTCCAATCTCTTTAACAACCCATCCACGTCATACCGCCAATGGACACGCAGTCTCTTTGCTTTGACCTCTATCCCCTCTTGCTCTGCCCACTGCCAAGGGATGCTCTTACGGCTCCCGTTGTATCGGAATGCCAGAATTTTGCTGGCAGGGATTGCAAAGGTGCGGCTGACCGCCCGATAGTTGACTATCACATGGGCGGTCTGACCGCCGTACCTCATTGCTTCCACCATGTCAGTGATGTGCTTTTCCTTGCGGTATTTGCACTTTGCCTTGTCGTACTTGCCGAACACTTTTTCCAGAGGGATAGAGGGCGTTTCAATGGTTTTCAGCTCAAATAGGTGGTTCATCGGGTAACGGTACACAAGGAAGTCGCAGATGTTGTCGATGGAGAAGGACAAGTTCTCGTTGCCGCCGTAGTAGGTGGCAGCACTGTCCTTCAGGCGGTAGCACCACGCATCGGATGGAACGGATGCTTTGAAGTCTGCTTCAAACTGTTTCCCGGTGTTCATTCGTTGTCTCCCGGAATTTTAGGAATTAGCATCCAGAACTTGACTGGGTTTTTATTGTCAATCCACTTTCCGTTTACAAACTTCCTTTTCCCAATCAGATTTTCCCAGATCAAAGAATTGTAAACAGCAAGATAAATTCCATCTTCTTTCGGTTGTTTGTCTTTTACATTTGTCCACGCAATTGATGGAGCGTTTTCAAGCTGTTCGGCAAGTGCCAAAACAAGGTCAGAAGCGGCGTCAAGGGCAACACCTTTATTGTATTCAGAGTAAATTCCGCTGTTCATAAGCGCTTTAGCTTTGGCTTTTTTACTGTTCCCGGTTTCTTTCCACTCTTCAATAATCGGCTCTACGTCAACAAGTCTCATCCTCGTTCACCTCTAAATTCACTTCCGAGATACCGCTTCTTACCACGCTCCCGGTGCTTATCCTCGTAGTCACGGTGGTATACGCTCTGGCTGTGGTTCAGCTCATACACGAATGCCTTGCGCTCCTCGAAGTCTTTCTTCTCTGCCTTGTACTTCTCGCAAGTGTCGTGGCAAGCTTGGTGACGTGATGTGCAGTTGAGACAACAGGTAATCATTCTATCAACCCCATTGTTCGGCCATTGCTTTTGCAATGCCCGGAAAAGTTTTTGCCCGGTTCGCTTGTCGGTCTTTACCGCCATGATTGAACCAATTCCCGGCAACCTTCGTGCTTTCGCATTGCTCAAGCGGAATTTCATTGGTTGGTTCAAGCTCCGGCAAACCTTTCAGCCAAAGGCACGTTCTCTTTTTGAACGGATGTCCGAACTGGTACGGCTGAATGGTCTGCGTGTATTTTGGCAAGCAGTAGACGGATGACGGAATCGGATTCTCAACCGCAATCTTCGGAATATCAGCCCACAAGAAGTGCAGAAAAAAATCCTTTGCCATCAGCCCTTTACGCAACCTCTGTTCATTCAGAACGCCTTTCGGGTAAAGGAATCGTGCGCCAGCGTTTGACAGGTATGTGCAAGGCGGGTGTGCAATGAGCAAGTCCCACTTTCCAACATCATGCGTTACGCCGTCCATTGTCGCGACTTGCCCCCCCTCCAGAGCCTTGAGCGCATCTCCGAGAATATGCCACTCAGGATGCTCACCGGACGGCTCTTGAATGTCGCAGGAGTAGGCTTCGTGGCCTTTCGCCCGGAATGCTTTGCAGACTTCCTGTGATTCCTCACAGGCGACTAAAACTTTCATCTTTCCAAACGCCCGTCCAGCCAGATAGCGCAGCTCTTATATAAGGTAGGTGGTCAGTGTTTATGTCCTAAAAGGGCAAATCCGATGAATCGTCAATCACAGAGAAGTCGTCTGCGTTACCCTGAGAATAGTTCTGTGGTGCATCCTGCGCCCGATCGGCGGGTTTGCTGTCAGACTTGCCACCGCAGAAGTCAACCTTGTTCGCCATAATTTCTGTTGCGGTGCGGTTGTTTCCCTGCTTGTCGATATATTTCCGGGTCTGGATGCTGCCAGTCACCAGAATTAGGCTACCCTTCTGGAACCACTTGGAAACGAACAACGCCGTATTACCAAATGCGGTGCAATTGAAGAAGTCGGTTTCCTTCTGGCCGCCACTCTGACGGTCACAGGCAATGCTGAACGTGCAAACATCCTTTCCAGACTTCGTGACCTTAGCTTCAGGCGTGTGAACCAGACGCCCCTGAATTGCGATAGAGTTAAGCATTGTTTAGCCCTCCTTCGGCTGTTTCTGAGCACAGTCCCAACACAGGACACGCCCAAAGCGTTTCTTTGTGCTTCTTGCAGTTTCCAGCGGTGATACAGTTCGATTGTTGTACTGGACAGGCTGCAACTGTTTTCCACAACAAGCGCACGGAGGAATATTTTCTGCTCCCGCTTGCTTTTGGACAGGCTTGTTTGCCCTGCTTGTGGTCTGCTTCTGGTACTCGTCCGTGTCAGCGTCCTTCGTATCGTCAATGCAGAACAGACCATTCAGAGCGTACTTTCTAGCGTAGCTGCTAGACGTTCCAGTCACCTGCGCTGCATCCATCTTGGTTTTTTGCTCCGGTTCTCTTGCGTAAGCAGTAACAGTTACGCATCCACCATCCAGAGTTTCCACCTTTGCGGTCGCTTCGATGTAATGCCACCCCTCTAACACTTTAGGTTCATCAGAAAGGGTAAGAAGCAAACCGTGTTCTTTCAAAATTGGCTTGACTGCTTCCAAAATGTCCTCACAAGAGCGATACTTGTAACCACCAAATGTGTTCATCTGCCCCTTCGGGGCTTTCAACTCTGATTGAACAGCCATCAGAGCTTCATGGATTTTGCTGTTATCCATACGTTTCCTTTCTTCGGCTTCATTAGGCTTCATTATTCTTACTTCGGCTTAACTTGGCTGTATAAAATCAACCAGCCATCAGTTCTGCCAACTGCGCACGGAGGTCTTTCAGCTCTGCTTCCCTGTCCTCAATCTCAGACTGCAAGTCCTCAATCGCTGCCAGCCGGTCAGCTTCTTTGGCTTCTGCTTCCTGCTCACGGGTTAGGAAATACACGCCGTCCTCCGGTTCGGTCACACCACCGAATCTGTCAAGGTTAATCATCTTTTGGTCTCCCTCTCTTGCGTCTCTCTTTGATTTGCAGTGCGCTGTACCACTGGTCTTTGTCGATTTCGATGGTAGACCACCGATGGTTACAGGAAATGCACTTCTTTCGGCGAATGATGCTATCGTGGTCAGACCGGCTATCAACCGTTGTGATGTTGTCACTACCGCACATCGGGCATTTCATCGTGCATCCCTCCACTCGTTGGTGTGGTGAGGAATGCGTTTTACTTTGCGATTTTCCTGTTCAATGCGTTCATTTTCAGAGCTGACCCCAATGGCACACAAGACGAGTGCTGCGGCGAGGAAGCTGCACGAAAGGAAAACGTATCCAAACATTGCTACTGTGCTCTGACTTTTTTGGATTGCATCGCCGCATCCTACCGAAAAGATTGCTAACGCGATTCCAAGCGTGCAAAGGACATTAGCTTTCAGGCTTTTCACTCTTATTACCTCCAAAACTCAGTATCCATGCCGTAGCCATTGCCACAGATACCGTGATGATTCCACGGGCAGCTGATGCACCCACCAAAATTCCGATGTGATGCACCATCCAGAAGTTCAGCAGGAATACTGCCAAAACCACCGCCAGCGCTATGCCCCACATCAGGGCAACTTCAATAAATGCTTTCATTTTGTCTCCTTTCGTTTTTGCCGTTGCTGTTCTGCTCCTAGCTACTCAATGCCTTAGCCTATCGTTTCTATTCTTTGCCATTGCCTCGCTTTGCATCGCTTCGCCTTTGCTTATCAAAGCTACGCCTTGCATCCATAGCCTTTGCTTTTCCAAGCTTTTCCTTGCCATTCCATTGCTCGTCTGAGCATTGCTGCGCCATGCCTTTGCAGGTCTCGTCAAATCAGCGCATCGCCGTTGCCGCTCAAGTCGCTTCGTCTCCAGGCATTGCCTTAGCATTTCTGAGCCAATCGTCACTATGCCGTTGCAGTTCCACGCCGAGTGCAGCACAGCCCTACCCCGCCATAGCGGTTAATTGAGGATTTCGTAGGTATATCGCCCCTTGCCACTGTTGCGCCACTGGCCGATGCCACGCAGAGCACCGTAGTCCAGCCACTCACGCACGACCTTCTCATGAGAATCGTCCAGAAGAACGATTTCAAACTCGCAGGTCGAACCAGCGGGAATCTGCTCGCTGTTGGCAAGACTGACGCGCTCGCCTTGCGCTGTCTGTGCGCGGAGTGGGCGCTGGCACTCGGTAATCTCGCCGTTCACATAAATTGGAATCATCCGGGGAGACACGAAAATAAGACCGTCAATGACTTTCTTGTATGCGGTGAGCTTGCCGGATTCATTCACGGCTTTCTTCTTTCCGGTTTCGGTCTTGCCGCCGATGCGGGAAAGCATACCGCAAGAATCCTTGAAGAAGCCCTTGATCTGGTAGTCATACAAGATAGGCTCGCCGTTTTCGTTGCGAGGAAACACAGTCATGCCCTTGTCTGCTACTGCATCAGCGCCCAGAGCTGCCACCTCGTCCTCGATGGTGTTTGCGTCCGGGGACTTGCTGGCGATAAACTCGCGTGCAATGTTCTGGTTGCTAGGCCATGTGCCGAGAACCGCTTCGATGAATGTGATTCTGACTTTTATTTTTTTCATTTTTGTTCACTCTTTCTTTCTCAATATGTTCCAGTCTTAAAGGCTCACGCTCTTGCCAGCGATTCTGCCACGGACTGCTTTTGTTGAAGTTGCTTATTGCTTTCTTCATCGTTTGCCATCCTTTGCTTACGTTGGATGCGTTCCAGCCGGTCTTTTTCCCGGCTGTGCCAGCGAATTTCTCGCTGGCCGTAGTATTTACCGTTCATCAGGGGCCTTCACCTTTCCCTGCGCAAGTAAAGTGCTGTAATGGCCGTAGCTCATTCCAAGCATTTTTGCTTTATCGTTCATCTGTTTGATGGTGTACTTCGGCTTAGGCTTTTCTTCCGTCTGGTTCCCTTCCGGTCTGGCTTTACGAGAAGGTGTTTTGATGTAATCCGGGTGTTCTTTCCACCAGTCTGCGATCTGTTTTCGTTTTACAGCGTTCGCGCATTTCTGGTGGTACTTTTGATGTTCGTATACTTTACGCATCGGCTTTTTGCACCATTCGCACGGAACGACGCCATATGGAGCGCGTCGCGCTGCCTGGTTTTCCTTTTTAACCAACATTGCACATTCTTTGCAATACCGTTTGGTTTTGAGAACTTTGCCAAGAAGACAGCCGCACCGCTCACAGTATTTAATTTCCATCCACTTCACTTGCCTTTCTTAAGGCTCTTTCATTGTGTTCAGAAAAACACTGGTCAAGAAACTGGATGAACTTTGCGATTTTCTTTGCATCTTCCGGCGTACAACCATTTTCTACAAAGCGCCTTGTCGCCTGCTCACGCTTGAAATCCGAGTAGGTCTTAGCCGCGGCGTCAATGGCAAACTTGGCTTCTTCCGGGTATTCAAGGTCAACCTTTAAGGTGATAATCTGTTCCATGTTCAGCCCTCCCATCCACCGAAATCCTGCTGTTCTACAACAGCCCTGGTCTCGATTCTCGGCGTGATGCCCAGCTTCTTGAGCTGCTCATGGATGAGTTTTTCGCCCTCGACCGTCCAGACTGTTGTATTTGGAATGTAAGTCTTACCGTTAGAGCGCTGAATGGCCTTGCCTTTACGGTTCTTGGTGTAGCCCTTACCCTGATAGGGTTTATACAGCACCCACTGACCATCGCTGTCTTTGTACTGGACTCTCTGGCTGTAAAGCAGCTTGTTCAGCTTTTCAGCAGTCAAACCGTAGTCCTTTGCGATGCTGGTGGCTGTCCGGCAGTTGTCTGCAATACACACGGCCCTGGCAAACTCTGCATCCGGTGTCAGCTCTGCAATCCGTTTGTCCTTTTCTTCCAGTTCTTCGTGTGCTGCGATCAGTGCAGTTGCAAGGAGTTGCGAGCGTGTGAGCTGCGGCTGTTCAGCCAGCTTCTTCTCCATCTCGTTGAACGCTGCAATGTACTTGAGCTTCCACTCAAGAGCCGCCTTGCCGGTAAAGCCCATAGCCAGCAGGGTGAAACCGTCACGGTTCATCAGGTACATGGGGTACTGCTTGCCCCTGTTCTCAAACGTGGTTTCGTAGAACATGGATTTGGTGGCGGAATTTTCCGCCGCCAAAATCTGCCGGATACTCTCCAAAGTGTCCTTGTGTTCCTTTCCGAAGTTCTCGGCAACCTGACGGCTAGACGCTACCGGTTCGCCGCTTTGCATGGATAGCACGATTTCTCTCATTTTTCCTCTGTTTCCTTTACAAGCTCAGCCAGAGCTTCTTTCACCTTAGCTTCCGCATTTTTAGGCTCACGCTTACCGTTCAGGATTTTCCCCAAGTATTCCGGTGCGCATCCCATTTTTGCAGCAAGCTCTCTGATTTCGATATTGTGAACATGAAGCGTTCCTACAACATCGCCTGTCCACTTAGGAAGCAAATTTTTTCTCCTTTCTTGTTCTAATACTTGAACTTTTTGAAAGAATATGATAATATTATGGTGTCAAGCAAAAACATTATCGAACGTTCTTCTATTTGTTCAAAGCCTTTAATTTGTTCTGCCGATTGAACTCGGTATCTTTATTAAAGCACAAGTAGTAGAACTTTTCAAGTGTTTTTGTTCAAGTGGTAGAACTTTGTCATCTTGTACAAGCACTGGAGGTAAGTTTTGTGTTTTTTGACAATTTCGTAAAACTATGCGAAGAAAAGGGAGTAAGGCCGTCTCGTGCTTTAACCGATGCTGGTGTCCCAAAATCCGCTTATAGTTATTGGAGAACAGAAGCAAGTTCCGGAAACGATGCAAAGCCGACCAATCAGAATGCAGTTAAATTGGCGCAGTACTTTGGCGTTACTGTAGACTACCTTCTCACTGGCGACCAAAAAGAGAATCCGCCCCAGCAGCCGCAAAGTGAAGTCGATGCAGCAGTGGAGCGGATTAGAAAAAAGCTTGAATCTATGCCGAAAGAACAGCGTGAAGCGCTGATGAACCTGATCGAGAAGATGTGAGGAAACGGTTCTGACCCGGTAAAATAAAAACCCCTTGTGCCGGGCTGGTGTAGCTCTGCCCAAGGGGTTTTCTATTATTCCAGGTCTAGGGCTTGCTCCGCTGCCGGAATCTTTTCAGGATGTTCCAGCAGCCATGCAATAAATCGGTCAATCTTGGCTCTTTCCTGTTCACTCATTGTGGCATATCCTCCCGATCAGTAAAAATGAATGTTCATTTGATACGATTATACATCTTCTAGTTGTAAAGTCAATGTATTTTTAACAACTTCGTAAAAGTCGAATGTTTTCTTCGCATCCATTACTTTGTATCAGGGAAGCCAAAAATCGCAATGACAATGATTAAGAGCCACATTAAGTTTAAGTTACCCTTTGCTTTGTAACATTCCGTTGAGCATGGAACGAAAGGGGTTATCCGGTAAATCGTCCAGCACATCTGCTTTGACGAGAGCGTTTGTGCTGATGCTGTGCGAAACATTGTTTAGCTGCACAATGGCATCGTCTAAGTCCTTCACGGTTGCTCCACGCCGTTCCATTGACTGGAGGAAGGTTTTTACTTCTTCAAGAATAACAGGGTTTTCGGTTTTATAGAATCCGTTCGTAAAGTCCATCTTCTTCTCCTTTCACAGTTCCACAAGCTTTCCGTCAATGCGTTCGATGTTATCTGCCGGGTCGCGTCCATCGTCTAAGGCGGCTACGGCACGTTCCAGGATGCCTTTTGCTTCGAGGTAAGCATCTTTATCAGCTTCGTACCCAGAAAGGCTCAGGACAAGCTCCAGCGTCCGTCTGCGAGCGTATGGGACAATCAAATCATCTACAGTTCGGTTCATTAGCTTTCCTCCCACGGTTCAGGTGTGTGTGGCTGCCCATCGGTAACGCTGGCGGGCATTCCATCGATGATTGGCATACGTTCATAGTTCCAGATTGCAGTTTCTTTCATTTTGTGTTTCCTTTCTATTTGGAATTTTTTGACAATACAGTTATACCACATCTCGCTGTTTCAATGGAACAGCGACTTTTTTCAATTATTGTTTCACATTTTGAACAATATATCAGTTGAATTTCTTTGCTTTTGTGTCATTTTGTCGAAAGAGGGGTATTTATGGATGATTATAGGATACGAGTGGCAAAAGTGTTAGAGATGGCAAGAGCAGAATCTGGGCTTAGCCAACAGAAGCTTGCGGACAAAATGGGTATAGGCCGAACATCCATCTTTCGTTATGAGCAAGGGACAATGACCCCAGATGCTTCTACTATCATAAAATGGTTTGTGTGCTGCGGTGTTGCGGCCAAGCCGTACATAGACACTTGTTTGCATCCTGGATTATTGGAAAGTCTGGCTGGCGATGCTAGCACCGAGAGAAAGAGGGATGCACTGATAGAGCATATCAAAGAAGCCCATCCGCAAGAAATTGATCTACTGTGCTATCTGATCTATGGCAATCACGGCTCAGATTACCTTGCCGTTCTGTGCGAAATGGTAGCCAACCTTCACACGACTTTGCGTGATCGTGTATCCGTCTGCCGCACCGTCACAGGTCATTATGAAATGGCACAGGCCACCAAAACCGACCCAGATCCAGACGGAACACAGCCCAATATGCAGATTTTGTATCAGGCACAGGACAGTGGGGAAGCTGCGGCCATGAAGCGAAACGATTCTTATACCATCAACGAAGAAAACATTTTGCGCTGATTGTCGAATTATCGCAGTTTTTGAAGAACATTTTGTCCACGTTCATCCACTTTTTGTACACGTTTCATGCAGATTGGGTATACCTTCGCCTTGTCAATTTGTCCCCCATAGGCTATGAATCGACAATATTTGCGCGGAATAAATAACGTAGTAGCGATAATATGCAGTTTGCATTTAATCGGCTCGTCAATCCGTCCCCCATAACACCGGTTCAAAAGTTTTCATCCACCTTTTGTACACGTTAGATAAGACTAATCATTACCGGGAATACTTTATTTGGCAAATGGAAGGTTGAGTTGTCAACAAACTGGAATGGAAAAATAAAGAAATTGTTGAAAATTATCGTCATCGCCTATTTAACGATGATATTTAACCTCTTGTTTATTTCTTGTTTAATATATAATATGTAGATGGGGGACGAAATGACAAAGCATGGGGGACGTTTTGACAAGTCATGGGGGACGTTTTGACGACCCTATGGGGGACAAAAAGACAAGTCACGGGGGACAGAATGTATTGACTTGTCCCCCAATCTGTGATATACTGCTTTTAGGCTAGAAAAGGAGGCGAACAGATGCCTAAAATATCCGACAACAACCTTGTTGAAAAAAGCAAATCCCTTGTTTGGGCGAAGTTCAGGGACTATACGGCAGGCGAACTTCGGTTGCTAGAGGTTTACTTGTCAAGAATAAATCCGAGAGACCCAAGCAGTAGCCGTGTAGAGTTCTCGTTGGCAGAGTACAGAGAACTGCTGGGGTTAAAAAGCCTTGATGCACGAAGGATTGAGCCGCAGATTAAGCACTTTCTGGGCAATACGGTGTCGATTCCCATTGACAAAGAGAAGGGCACGTTTGAGAGCTTTGTCCTTTTCACAAGGGCAAAACTGGACTATGTACCAGAAACGAGGTCTTATGTTGTGGCAATCACTTGCAACCCTGACCTTCGCCCTATCTTTTTTGATATTGCCGAAAGCGGATACGTTCGGTATCGGCTGCGTTACACGTCACGAATGAAGTCTCAGTACAGCATTCTGCTTTATTCGATTCTTCGGGACTGGTTGAACATGGACAGTAAACCGCATGAAATCAGTCTGAAGAAGTTGAGAGAGCAGCTCGGCGCGATGGAAGCCAGCTATGATGTTTACAAGAACCTTCGCAAACGAGTGCTTGACGTTGCAGTAGATGAAATAAATGCTGTGTCTGACATCGTGGTGACCTACGAACCGGTTCTTGTAGCACGAAAGGCTGTGGCAGTCAAGTTCAAGCCCAAAATTAAAGCGTCTGAGACGTTGCTTGAAGCTCAGGCAAGCGAAGTGTCGACCGAACCCCAAAAAGCCGCCAGAAAGCCCCGGAGAAGCGGATACGAGGACTTTGACTGGTCTGTGTGTGACGAGCTGGAAAAGCAAGACTGCATTGACGTAGCAAAAGTGGTTGAGAGGTGGATGAAGAAAGAGCATCCAGAAATCAAGCTGCCGAGACGCAGAGAAGCGGTTTACGATACAGTGAAGGCAGCGTATAAGGACATCCTATCTTTGAACAGAACGCCGTTCCCGGACAGACCTGTTGGCTATCTGATTAGAAGCGTAGACAAAGCGGGTATCGTAGACAAGTATATGCCAGCGTTCTATTCCGTTGAAGCCTTGCAAGAGTAGCCAGATGCAACGTATTAAGCAGAAAGGAACTGTATGAAGAAGCAGGAAATTGTGTGGTATTCCGTTAAAGATGATGGGATGCCAACACCAGAAATCATTGAAAGAACGAAAGGTCTGTTTTTGTGTTCGGTAAAAACGGCCTATTTGAAAGATGAATCTATAACGGCAACAAACACAATCCCAGCGTTTATTGAAAAAGGCGAGTTTGTAAACACATCGTTTCAGAAATTGAACACTTCTTGGGGCGCTTGCTTTATTGCAAGAGTGGAAGCGTGGGCAGAAATGCCGAAACACGAATAAAGAAAGAGTGATAAAATGGCAAAAGTTCCCTACTCCGTTTTGAATAAAGCAGAACTTGACCTTGAAAAGAAGTTTGATTATCAGTTTCGGTTCAATCATCATGGAAATCAGGCTTCTGTAAGGGTTTTGCCGCAAAGAAGCTACAGCGAACTAACGCCTGACGAAGCGATTGAAGCCGGGAAAGCTTTAATCGAAGCTGGAATGGCGGCGAAAGGATTCGCATACAACGGTTACTATGTAGACTGGGGAGAATAAAAATGGCAAAAATCATAGCTGTTGCCAACCAGAAGGGCGGCACAGGAAAGACCACCACAAGCACCTGTCTGGCGGGTGCATTGCAGTTGCTTGGCAAGAAAGTCTTGCTGGTAGACTGCGATGCCCAGTGCAACGCAACGGACACTTACGGCGCACAGACAGAGGACGTGTGTACCCTGTTCGATGTAATGACCCAGCAGGGTACTGTAGAGGAAGGAATCCAGCACTGCGAAGCCGGTGACATTCTGCCGTCAGACAACGCATTGAAGGACATTGACGAGCAGCTTGTCCGGGACATTGGCAAGAACTTTCGGCTGCGTGAAGCTCTGGAATCTGTGCCTGATCGGTACGATTACATTGTTTTGGACACTCCCCCGCAGCTCGGTCTTGCACTTGTGAACGCTCTGATTGCTGCCAACAGCATCATCGTACCCATTACAGCAGACCGCTATGCGCTTGCCGGATTGAGCCAGCTTTCGCAGACTATTGGTGACGTTCGCAGATACTTCAACCCGACTTTGAAGATTGAAGGTCTGCTTTTGAACCAGTACAAGAGCCGTGAGAACCTGTCCAAAGAGGTTGTGGAGCAGCTCCCTGTGATTGCACAAAGCATGGGAACAAGGCTGTTGGACGTGAAGATTAGACCGTCTATGGGCGTTCGTAAGGCTCAGGCAGAACGGCACAGCCTGTTTAGCGGTGATACGGCAAAGAGTACCAGCGCGGAGGATTTCAAGGCGTTGGCACAGATGATTGTGGAGAATAATAAAAATGGCTAAAAAGAAAACCGAAAATGTTGTACGCCAAATCGCACATTGGGAACGAGCAAATTATAGTTATATCGACTTAGATAATGGCGGTACGCAGGTGAATGTAGTTGGCATTGGTTGTTCAAACTGCATGGCGGTATTTAGAAAAAGCTCCATGTGGGCAGTCAATTTTTGCCCCAACTGTGGTGCACGAATGGAGGATGTAGAGGAATGAAATCAACCAGCAAAAAATCATCAGGTCTGCTTGGCGGGTTTGACTTCCAGCCTGTTTTTTCGGAGCAGACATTAAGCCGAAGTGAGCCAAAGGAAGAAGAAGTAAGCCAAACAAAGCCGAATAATGCCGAGCAAGAACTGATTAAGCCTAGTGAAGCCACAGACAGCCATGCACAGCCAAATGAAGCGGAATTAAGCAGTGTTAAGCCGAAGCAAGCCAAAGACAGCGAAAGACAACCAAGTGATGCCGCGTTAGGCGAAAGTAAGCCGAAGAAACTGAAACAGGCAAAAGAAGTGCAGCGTTTGATTGAACGGGGCGATGTTCCCGGCGCGCTGGCTGAAGCTGGTTTGACAAAGAAAAAAATCCCGATGCCGGAATCGCATCAGGGAGTTGCAAGCGGTGACGGCAAGCGCTCTAAACGCATTACCATCCTTATGAGCGAGGAAGAACGCAAGTACATCAACCGTGAAGCCAGACGGCACGGAATGACCATCGGACAGTATGTGTACGCTCTAGCTGCTGCTGCGGCAGATGGGAAGATTGAATTGGAGGATTTCTTAGATGAATGATAGTGAACGACACCTTATTCGATTTGTTTGCGATGGTGATATGCGAAACGCGCAAAAAGCTGTTAAAATCATTTTGAATTCCATATCATCCAAAAAAGATGGGCAGTTCAAAGAAAATATGCTTCGCAAGTTGGAAAGCAAAAGAGAATTTATTGAATTGCCATATAACTTACAGCATCTTTTGATTGCAGAGGATACAGAAGAATTTCCAGAAGCAAGATTCCTTCTTAGGAACGAAGAAAAAAATATAACGCAGAAAATTGTTGCCATTTATCGAGCCTCTGAAAAATTGAATGAAATAGGCATCCCTTATTTGCCGGCATTGATGCTTTATGGGCAAAGCGGATGTGGAAAAACCATGCTGGCTAGGTATATCGCACATAAAGCAAAACTTCCGTTTTTGAGGATTCAATTTTCAAATCTAGTTGATTCGCACTTAGGACAAACACAATCTAACCTTGCAAGAATTTTTGATTATGTGAGAACTGCTCCTTGCGTTCTTTGTTTTGATGAAATAGATGCGGTCGGAATGGCTCGTGGGCAAAAAGATGACGTTGGGGAAATGAACCGTGTGGTTATTTCGATTATGCAGGAAATGGATAGATTGCCGAACAATGTCATCATTATCGGAACGACAAACCGATTTGATAGGCTTGACCCTGCACTTGCAAGAAGATTTCCGTTGCAATACGAATTAAAGACGTTGTGCCGTGCGGATGCAGAAGCACTTTCCAAAAGGTTCTTTGAATATGCAGGAGCACAATATGAAAACATAGCTTATGAAGATCACGTCCCCGCATCTACTGTTATCAAAGAATGTACAGAACGAATTGTAAATCAAGTTCTGAATCAAGAGGATTTTTTGGAGGATTGACAATATGAAAAAGTTTGTTGTTCTTTTTGAAGGTTGGAGCGATAAGCACGACCATGAGTGTATGTGCTATGTTGTTGATGTAGATGATGATTTTGAAAGTATTTTGAGTGTTACAGAGCAGGCAGGAAAGATGGCTCAAAACGAACATCCTAATCTGAAAAATTTTGAGACGCTTTACATTAAAGAACTGCTTAACAGATAAAAACTAAGCTCTAAAGTTAAAATAGCAGAACCCCTGTGTAGCCGCAACGACCGCACAGGGGAGAAAGGAAGAATATGATGGAAGTAGAACACTCTAGCGAAACAGATTCATTGGCGTATGAAGAATGGGCTAAAGAACGGCGAGATTATACAAATGTCAATTATGTTGAAACGGGATGTATAATTTGGCACTCTATCAAGAAAGAAGGGCTCCCACCAGAACAAACTGACGAGAAATATATTATTTCTGTTGAGGATGGGCATACAGGGGAAAGTTACGTAAATGCCGCATACTTTATCAGAAACGGATGGTTCGACAGCGTGTATACGGAAGAAGGGGAAATAATACCAAAACATGATATTGTAACGCACTGGGCGAATTTGCCGAAACCGGCACAACTTCCCAAAAGGCCAAGATTCCCATTAGACAATCAAACGCCAGAAGAAAAAGAAGCTGAAGCAAAAGAAAAAGCAAAGAAACTTCAAGAAAAAATAATGAAAGCGTTTGGTTATAATGTATAGAAAGAGTCCCTGTGTAGTTTTTAACGGCTACACAGGGGCTCTGTTTTACTTATCAGCAATGCAATCCCAGTAGAGATATGCCTTGCCATCTGCGGCATCTGCGTCCTCAAGGAACGCCTTTGCCATGTCAGCGTAGAAGCCCGGAGTGTCAACGGACTGGCGCTTTGCGACCTGACAATAATCCGAGTACATCATGTTCATGACAGCCCAGAAATCGTTCGGGTCACAGGTGATATTGCGCTGTTTCGCAACGTCCTGTGTCTGTTCCAGCGTCCAGTGACAGCCCTTCGTGCCGTCAGCGTTCACCATGCTGTCGCACCATTCCTCCGCTTCATCGTGGGTGAGGTGCTGGCGTGGCATCTTGATGGAGCGGCTGTCTGCACCGCCACGTTCGTACTGGCCAGACCGCTTGTCCCAGTCGCCGTTCTGCGAGAAGCCGATTTGCGGCATCTTGCGCCCATACTCTACGTCAGGGTAGCGGGGGATAGGGTAGGGGTCAATGTAGCGGTTCTCCTCCTGCGGATGGTAAGGATAGCGGTCATTGCCATCTTCCAGCTTGCGCAGACGGCGTTCCAACTCACGCTCCCTGCGGTCACGCTCTTCCTCAAGGCGGTCACGTTCCGGCTCACGGTCTTTTTCGTGGTCGCGGAGCATCATCATGCGGCGAAAATTAGTCTTGCCCATAATCTATACCTCCTCAAGAAATGGACGCAGGCGCACTAGCGTGGGAACGGCAGAAGCAGCCAAGATACTTAAACGTGCCTGTGCCGGTTGCAGACGTCGCCACACGGGTAGCGTAGCGGGTGCGGGTGTGGATGCTCTCGGCGGTTGCCTGAGCGCAGTTGCAGTCGGTCAGAGGGTATGCGGTCGTGCCTGCACCTATGGTAATGACAACAGGTGCGTTGATGGTGGTCGTGTCCGGCAAGCTCTGAGCAACCACGATACAATACTTTTCTCCGTTCTGGTATGCGCCAGCAGGGATGTTGATGGTCAGAGTATCGTCGGCAAACGTGACTGCCTGACTGATGACCAAGTGCGGGCAGAGTTTGTAGCTTGTTTTGCAAGCCATAATGTTTTCCTCCTAAAAAATCAGGGGCAGAGGTGTCTTACCCCTGCCCCGATGGTTCACCCGGTGTTATCGGGGAGTGTGTAGGTTAGCAGCAGCCGCAGCAGTTCACGCCAACGTTAGGGTTTGCCACCTGATAAGCGGGAATCGGACGAGGATTGACCCGGTTCAGGATCGTATCGGTCTGCTGGGACATCACGGTGGTCAGAAGCGCATTCTGACGATCCTGAGAAGCGGCGAACTTCAGGCTCTGGTTCTCAGCGGTCAGAGTGGCAATCTTATCCTGCGTGAAGTAGTCCATCATGCTGCGGAAGTTGGCGTTGCAGTTGTCCACGATGGCGCGGGCGTTGTCTGCGATAGCCTGACGGGTAGCGCAATCCTGCTGTGCAATGGTATACTTCAGGTCGCCAATCAGCTGCTTGTTCTCGCAGCAGCAAGATGCCAGCTGCGTCTGGATAGCGGTCTGACCAGCCTGACGTGCGTTGCCCTCCTGCATGATGGCAAGGCTGATGGCGTTGTCGCCGTTGGACACGCTGCGTTCCAGACCGTTCACGAGCTGTGCGTTCTGGTAGCCAAGCTGACAGATGGCGCTATTCACACCAGCAAAGCCGTTTGCGATGTTGGTGTTGACGCCGTTCATCTGTGCCAGCTGGTCATAGCCCAGAGAGCAGATGCCGCTCTGGATGCCAGCCAGAGAACGAGAAGTGTCCTGCTGGTAGAAGCCCTCAGACAGAGCCGCACGAGTATCTGCGCCGCCCTGACCAGTTGCGCCGGTGCCCACCAGATAGGGGATGTAGCTGTTCATGCCGTTGTCACCACCGTTTCGACCGTAGCCGTTTGTGCCCCAGCCGAAGATGATGGCGAGGATAATAACCGCCCACAGACCTTCGTTGCCGAAAAATCCGCCGTTGTTATTACCGCCGTCCTGCCCAGCCAGATAGCCAGTTGCAAAATCGTCCATAACAAAACTCCTTTCAGTTTTGCGTTATGCTATCCCACCGCCGTGTGCGATGGGCGAAGCCAAACAAAAGCGGTTTTTATCAAGTCCGCAAAACTGAGAAGCGTTTCGCTTAGAGGGATGTTTTACCGGGGCAGCGTCAAATTCAGAACGCTTGCCAGTTGGTTCAGGTCAATGCCCCGCTCTTTGGCGAGGTTCTGCGCCATCGTTCGGAGCTGTGCTTCGTTTTTACCCTGAATCAGGTTCAAGCCTTGCATGATAGGAGCATTTTGCCCGCTCAACTGCTGGATAAGCCCCATCGGGTTCTGTCCGGCACGGGCAAGGTTCGCAAGCTGCATGATAGGGCTGTGAGTAATCATATCAAACGGAGATGGCATTGCTTATTCTCCTTTCTTTGCTGTGGCAGCGGGCTTAGAAAAGCTCTTCTGCCACTTTTCCAGTTCATCCAGCCGATGTACAAGGGCGTTATACTCTTCAACAGGAACATACTGCTGTGTCGGTGCAGCGGTCTGTTGTGCCTGTTGCGCCTGTATCTGCCGCCACGCTTCAGGGCTGTAAAACTCCTGTACATAGGATTCACAGGTGTCCGGGTTCAGCCTCTTGCAGTAGATCACACCGCTGCGCAGGTCGGGGCAGTAGGTCGGTCTGCCGTATAGGTCGGACGGTATTGCCAAAAATTCTTCCCTGCTGGAAACAGGTCTGCCAAGCAGCCAGCCGCCGTCTTGTGCCGACTGCTGAACAGGCTGCTGCCCATTCATCGGCTGTGGACGCTGCTGCTGCATCTGCTGTACTTGCGTGTTTGGCAGGGGAGTGGCAAGCCCTACCGTGCCTATACCGCCGTAAGGGTTGACAGGCTGCTGCGGAACGTAGGGCGCTCCGGGTGTCGGATAATAGCTCATAATACATCCCTCCTATTGCACCCAGTGTACCACACTGGCAAAAAACGAGAGACAACGAAGGTACAACGAAGGACAAAAAAAGAAAAGCGCCCACACGGAAAAATCCGCATGAGCGCTTAACTGTAAGGATACACACATTGGAGTGCAATGCTAAGATATCACATCATCCAATATATGGCAATGCTTTCGACAAAACTAGTAAGAATAAAACAAAATCCACCAGCCTAAAAGCTGATGGATTATAAGTGAGCGAGTAATCGCCCTGCCACCGAAGTGGCAAAATTGCGTCTCCCGCATGGTACGCACTGCAAGTAGGCGGGCGGGAGACTGTTCAGCGCCGAATCTGGCGACTGCTTTTTTAATTCTCCGTTGAGCACGGAGTTAGCTCTTGAATGACCCACCATGATACGCATTGTTAAGAGGCTCGGCGGGTTCTATTATGTATAATATACCACAAATCGTGCAAAAAGAAAAGCGGCAGACTCTGGAATAGCCTGCCGCTTTGTTGCGTTTGTAGAATCAGCCTTAAACATGCGTCCTACATACACTCAGATCGTAAAAATATTATATCACATATTCAGCATTTTTTCAATGCTTTTCAGTCGGTAGCCTATCGCCGTCCGGCTGTAATGTGTCTGTGCTGCAATGTCCGGCAGCGGGAGCCGCTCCACGTACCGCAGTAAGGCTATCTTACGGTCTACCCTCCCAAGCGGTGCGTTTTTAATGGCGGCGGTCATCTGCTGTCGGTCAAGTCCTTGCAGCGCAGCGGGCAGCACTACGCGAGCCGCCGCCACAGGCAGCACCGAGCCAAAAAGGCTGCGGCAGCTGTCCGGCGTTACGTACCATATTGCCAAGCACGGCAAAATGGTATGTTTTCGTGAGGCCACGAAGACGTGCGCAGACCATTTTCGTGACGTGCCGAAATTGCTCTTGTGCGGCGTACATCTCGGTGACGTCACCGAGATGGTGGTATGTAGTGCTTGCCATAATAATCTCCTTACTGCTTTTCCAGCGCCGCCCGGGCGCGGTCAAAGAAAAACTGAATAACGGTGCCGATGGTCTCGTCGGTGATTGCCCAGCTGATGAGCCTGCCGTATTTGCTGGTACTCAGGGCGGCGCGAAGCATCTTGACGACCCACGCCTTGCGCTCTGCGCCCCGCTTGGTACCCTGGATCTCCTGCTCTGCCCGCTCGATGAGGTCAAGCACCAGAGGCTTCACGGCGGCGCCATAGCCCAGCCGGACGCAGCCGATGGCGTAAAAGATAAAGCCTCCCAGCATGAGCACGAGGGCCACAGGGGCGGGGATAAGGTCAAAAAGTTTAGTTGCCAGTGCTACCATGATTGGTCACTCCTTTTAACAGATAGTTGTCGATGTCGGTGCGGCTCTTCTGCATTCCCTCGCGGTTGTTGCCGGAGAGTTGGGCGTCCAGCAGATTGCGCACCCCGTCGAGGGTCAGACGGCTCACCTCGTCGATTTCTTCAAAGCGGCGCAGGTCACGGGCAAGGGCTTGTGTGTGCTGGAGCTGGCCCTGCTCTAAGGTGCCGATGCGCTTGTCCATCTCATCCAGCCGCTTGTTCTGCACGTTGTCCGGCTCCTGAGCCTTTTTGATGTACTTGTGGATGATTTCCAGCACCTTGTCAATGGTGATGGCCGCAGCACACAGGCTGCCAAGGATGCCAAGCACCCACAGCAAAGCTTCTTTTTCGGTCATGCACCCTCCCGGAGACGGGTCAGGCCCTTCTTACGGATGATTTTGGGGTAGTTGATGGTGGTGACGTTGAGGTCTACGTCGCCGGAGATGCCAGGCACGCTGCCTTTGCTGGTGTGCTGGTGGGAGTTGTACCTAAAGGTAACAGCAGGCGGTTTGCCGGTGTAGTCGGCCAACCAGACGTCCCACCGAGAGGACAGCCGAGCCATGTCTAGCTCATACTTGTAACCGGTGTAGGTGTACAGCTGGGCGTAAAAACCCATTTTCTCCACCTGTTCCAGCGCGTAGGCGGTGAGGTTGGTGAGGTCGAGGGTGCTCATGGGTTTGAGCTTGTTTTCCTCCACGTCCACGCAGATGGGGAGAGAAAACTCCTTGCCGTACACCGCCTGCCGCAGCAGGGCAAGCTCTGCATCGGCCATGGCCTCGCTAGTGGCGTAGGTGTAGTAATAAACGCCCACGTCCAGCCCGGCAGCTTTGGCGTTTTTGTAGTTGTCCTCAAAGGTGGGGTCGATGTACAAACCGTCTGCCCGCTTGGAGAGCTTGCGGTTGGTGGAGACCGTCTTGAGCATCGCCCCCTTGTAGCCAGCCGCTTTGACCTTACGCCAGCCGTCGAGGGTGATTTTGCCCTGATAGCGGCTCACATCGAGATAGCGGTAAGGCCCGGGGCCATCCCAGCCCGGCGTGGTGTCCACTGTGGACACTTTTTCAGGGGCAGGGGGTTCCGGCTCCCCTGCCTTGTCTTTGGCGGCATTGGAGAGGGATGCCAGCAGTTTTGAGATAAAATCAAAAAGTGTTTTCATTCCGCACCGCCTTACTGCCCAAGGGCTTCTTTGATGGCTTCCAGGTCATCAGTGGTCAGGGCCGAGTAATCTGCCGCGATGTCCTCAAAGGTCTCGCCTGCGTCCAGCCGGATGCGGAATGCCCGCACCATGATGCGGAGTTTCAGATTGTTCAGCGTCTTCATAATTTTAACCTCCAATCAAATCGGCCATCATGAGTACGAGGTCATCGTTTGCAGCTTCAAGAGAGGTGAGCCGTTTTTCAGACTTGGCTTTAGCAGCTTCGTCCTCTGGAATTTCTCTCAAGATAAACTGCCACGTCCCGTCCGGTGTGTCAGTAGGCTGCATGATTTGCACCAGCTCTGCATTGTGCAGGGTATCAGGGTAGGCGCACTGGCTCATGTCGCCATCGCTGGCGGTGATATGGACTTCCGACAGCTTGCCATTGAACATTTCTGCGGTAATCTCGGTTGCACTGTGGAATGTGTTGGCGCCGGGGTTCAAGGTCAAGCCCTCAATCAATTTCCCATTTGCAAGGGTGACTGTATAAGTTTTCATGGCTATAAGACTCCTTTCTTTCAATCCTGCGGTACAAGCCCGCAGGATGTTCGATCAGCCGATCAGCCCGACGACGGGACGAACGCCAGCGGCGCCGCCGGCATCGTAGCAGTACGCAGAGCCGTAGCTGTCGACACGCGCGAAACCGGCTGCCGAGACGACGTCTCGCAGCCAATACCAGTTCCTGTTACAGATCAGCCACGGGGCAAGGTGGAACAAAGGCAGCTGCGATTTGTCGATGGTGTAGTTACGGCAGGTGTTCCACGGGTCAGTGCCGTCCGGCATGGGGCTGAACTGTCTGCCACCATAGACCATGTTCTCGTTCATCAGTTCCACCGTGCTGTCGTACCAGTCGGAGCCAGTGGGCTTTCCGTTGGTGACGGCATTCACCAGATACTGCCTATGGCTCAGGATGTGCGCGGAGCCAAACGCGCTGTTGATGGTGGTCTTTGCCTTCGTCAGGCCGTTTTTGTACAGGTCAGAACCAACGTAGCCGCCCTCAGTCGTGTTAGTGGGGTTGAACTTGTAGGTGTACGGCTGATTGCGGGGAATGACCACGACATGGTGCTTGGTACAAGCCAGATCGCCGGTGTTCAGCCAGTAGTCAAAAGCTGCGATGATGTAGTCTACGCCGTTGATAGCCCAGTAGTCGCCAAGAAACAGCCCATCGAAGGTGCCATTTTGAATAGCGGCCCACTGCTCGCTCGTGACGCTGGTGCCGAGGTATTTGAACCGGGGAAGGCAGTTTTTTAGCGCTGCGGCGCTTCCGCTCGTCAGAGCCCCTCGATTAAAGTAGCCCTCTAGCAGGTCGTTCAGAGTCGCCCGGTCTGTCTGGTTTCCTGCCACCACAGGGAGGAGATTGCTGGCCGGGTTCACATTTTTTGCCGAAAGGCTCGGCAGTTCCGTGATTTTTGCCATAGGTTCGCTTCCTTTCTTTTATTACAGGTCATGCGCTGGCACAACCAGATACCAAAGCTACGCACTCAAGCGCCGCCCCCGATTCCGTGGTCAGGACGACCCCACTTTCGGTGCTCAGGCTCACGGTGCGTTCCTTCAGGCAGCTGTTGACCAGCGCCGACAGTAAAAACGTATCCGCTTCATGCTGCTTACGCAGGGCATCCAGCTCAAATTGTAGGGAACGGATAACCACGAAGGAATCCTGGAGCTTTGTCTGCATTTCCGTATATTCATCGGGAATGGAGACCAGAACTCTTTCCGCTGCTTCCTCGCTGGCTTTTGCAACCTTTTCGCTGGACAAAGCCGCTTTTTCGCTAGCCAAAGCCTTGCTTGCGCTCGCACCTGCTGCCTTTGCATCGTTCGATGCAGAGCTTGCGCTGGAAGATGCAGCAGATGCGCTTTTTCCGGCCGCAGCCTCGCTGGCTTTTGCGTTCTTTTCCGAAGAAGAAGCCAAAGCGGCACTTCGTTCTGCGGCGGCTCTGGCCACATCTGCGCCAGCAACATCCGAAAGAGTGTTCAGTGTGTTGGCGTTCATGGGGGTGCCTTCCACAATGGGCTCATCGTTCCGAATCAACGTAATAATTTCCGAAGAACCGTCCGACTTTTTCATAGTCCAACGGCCCGGGTATTTTGCTTTTCGGTCAATAAACTGCATAGTATGGTTCACCTCCACAAATTGGCTCGGAGCAGTAAAGCGTGTAATCTTTGGCTATACTTTCGATGTCAGAAAGTATCTTTTCGACCTGATTTATCACACCAAATTTCATAGAAAGAGATTTTGGCACATTCGGAGTAGAGCTTGTTCCGCTGCATTTTGAGCGAATGGCTTTCACGCTGGCTATCCAACGATTGGCGTCCTCTGTGGTAAGATAGCTGTTCGGACCCCATTCGGGGGTAGACGTTCCGGTGAAAGTGATTGTTCCAGAAAAAATCATTTTGGCGTCATCGCCATAGTAGGCGCTGCCGTGTGCAATGTCGATGTAGTCGTTTGCTACGACCCAAGATGGCTTGACAGAGGGCGGATAGAAGTTGTTGGCTGCGGCGAAATAGAGCTGGTATTCGACGCCCTTTTCCAGCACGATGCTGTCCATGTCCATCACTACATCGTTATAGCCTTTGACAAGGTCGATGGACTTGTCTACCAGGGCGGTCTCGGTGCCGTACTTGCGCAGGACGGTGCGCATTTTTCCCGGCATATAGCCCTTGACGCGGAATCCCAGCGAGCGGAGCGGCAGGCCCGCTTTCTTAGCAGTCAGCGGCATGAAGAACTCGGACTTGGCGGGATAATTGTCCCACGCGGGGATGTCGCCGGAAGTATTAAGCGCCGTCACGACCGAAATCGGGTCGATAGGAAGTTTCACTCCGACAATGTCAGCAAGCTCTTTCATGCCCTGTTCGATTCGTGCATAGTCAGTGTAACTGAGCGCTCCTTTCATACCGGCGGCCCACTCCTGCTGTTCAGCCGTTGTCCATGTGCCGGTTCTGGCTTTGGCTGTTAGCTCTTTTACCCGGTCTACATCTGCCTGCGTTCGGTCTGTAATCCATGTTGCCATACAATCACCTCTTAAAAAATCAGTTTGCCTTTAGCGTCAATGGAAAGAGACTTTGGAACGGTAAATGCGGGGTGAACGACATTGTCATATTTACGAGGACCCTCGTCATTCGTAGCATAAGAAATCGTCTCTGCGTTGCCATTCACTTGTAACGTAGAATCATACACGGCGTATGCGTTTACAAGTTTGCTGACCAACAGAGGTCGCCAGTACTTGTTGGCGCTTGAGCTTGTGCCAGCAATATCATAGAGCATCTGAAGCGAGTACAGATAAGGAGTTCTTGTCCAAATGGAACGCCCTCTCTCAGAACCCTCTATATCGGATGCAAGCATTGTCTTCAGGATTTCAGATGCATTTTGCAGGGGAGTCCCCTCGTTGTGCTTATAACTCGGGCTGCTAGTCGTCCAATTCGGGGCATCAGAACCTTCCGTGTCGTATCCAAACTCATGGCTGGAAAGAAGGAAAACACTTTCGGCCATCGTGGATACCCTGCTGCTACCAGAGTTACAGTAAGAATCGGAGAAGCCCGGGGTGTAGTAGATGGTTGTCTTATTGATAGCTTGCTTTTGAGCATAACTGAACGAGTTGAAGTAGTCGCCGTTAAGCCAACTGCTCACGTCACTGCTGGCATAAGTAGACCATGTAGAATTCCAAGCCATGATAGCCGCGTAGTGTTTTCGAACCAGAAGAGTTCGTCCGGCTCCGTTCAACTCGCTCTCATAGTCATGCTTCGCAACAATGAACTCAGCCACGTTGCCGCCCTCGTCCATAAGAACAGTGTCGCCCTCTGCAACATCAAACAGGTTGTACGATGTTGTAATGAAAGAGCATTTCGCGGAGACGTTGCCCACAAAGGCAGTGACAACAGCCTTGCCCGGGGAGTTCCACTTGACTTGACAAGTGGATTTTCCCTCTGCATTTGTCAGAACGTGAAGAGAGACAATTCCTTCGGGAGAAGCTGCCCAGTTGATTTTGGGAGAATCAATGGTAGCAGGGGACAGGGTAGCGGAAAGAACAACGGAATCACCCCAGTCAAGCTGTTCGCTGACATGGTCAAGAGACAAAGCCTGAGCATCTGCCATCATGTACCCCTCTACAGTGCCTTTGAAGCACCCATTGAAGGTGTATTTTGCATTGGTCACCAGCAAAACAGCATCGTAATTGAACTGATGGTGAATCTTTACCATATCAAGAGCGTCAACGATAGGGCTTGCCCGATAAGTAAGAGAAGCCTTGCGACGATTGGAAAGGACTCCATAAGACTCCGTAAGGGCATTTCTGGATTTTGCAAGAATGTCCTTTGTGAGCATAACATTGCTCAGCGTCTGGCTCACGCCTTTGCCCGAAGGGCTTTCGGGATAAGCGTAGGTAACGCCACCTACGGTGGTCACCACGTTGAGCATATTTTGAGCAAAGGTGATTTCCGGCCAAGAATAATTGTTCAGCACCGGAATATCCAATACCGAGTCAGAGGCGACAGAACCGTACACACGGTTAATCTTTATCACGCCATCACGAGTCTGGTACAGAGCCATTCCGGCCGCATTGGCGGCAAGCTGCAAAATATCGGAATTGTGATAAGCAGACCCATCGCTCGTGATGTCCGTAGAGTAGTCTTTCAGTTCATCAGAGATTTCTGCTGTGATTCCGTCTGCCTCAAGCTGTTCTAACGCATCGTAGCACATCTGGTATAGTGTGCCGTATTTTCTTCCGGTGTACTTCGTGCTGGATAGATACAGGAAAGCGTCTCGCGCCTGAAAGGATGCCTCAATGCTGTTGGCGGGGACGCTCCACTCCGACAGGAAGAACATTCCTCCGCTCACCCATTCGGTCTTCCCGTCAACATCCATTCCATAACGAACAGTGACAGGCTGGCGCTCATAGATGTACTTGTAAATCCCTTGAGGGTTTACGGAGTCCCATGTGCGGTCGCTGTTATCCAAACTAAAGGAAATCGACTCCTGAGAAAGCTGCCCGGAGATAGGGTCTCTTGCTGAAGAATGGCTGTAAGACAAAATTTTAGTCTTGTCGAACACCAGATACCTGCCGATTTTCACTTGTTCGACCCTTACTCGGCGGTTAGGGAGACACCACTTCAGCACCTCAATCTCTACGGCATCAAACCCGGAAAGCTCTACATCAACATCAGAACGGACGGATTTGTTTCCGTTTACGGTCACAGTTTTTAACCTGTTAGTCCCAAGATATGCGCTGACCGAAAAATCTGTAGCGTATTCTTCAAATACCGTAGACCAGCAAATTGAAACTCCGGGAATCGAGGACTTGCTCTCACTCGGAAGCTCAAGCCGGATAACAGGATGGTTTGAATCGTCAAAAATCTTGGCGCTCAAAAAACCAGTAGTTCCATACGGAGGGGAAGAAGGAACAATGGCGCAACTTCCGTCAAGAACAGTGAGATTAAGCTCTCCTGTGGAATACCTCGAAATGGAAGCGTTATTGGAAAGCGCAATACTGTGAAAGGTGGAGAACGGGGCTGCCGATGACGTGACGATGGTAGCCTTTTTGTTGATACCCGGTTCAGTAATTCCACAGGTAATCTCTACAAAAGATTCCGGGACAAGGGTTTCGTTAAATTTTTCTTTCCACTTATCGGAGACTTCAACCATGTGTCATACCTCCACAAGAGAAAGTTTGCACCCTGTCCATCCCATAACGCCACCGGTTTTCGGCCCTCTACGCCACATTCCGCCGGTGCGGTCGGAGACATACATCTGACGGGTGGTATAACCAGCTGTGGCTTGGTTATAGAATTTAACAGTGCAGTAAAAATTCGTGGTAAAAAGGCTCAAGATGTCGGCCCACTGCCGTGCGGTGAGGTAGTTCCAAGACATGGAGACCTTTGCCACATCATGCCGCACGACAGAACCAACAACCTTTCCCTGAACATTTCGGCCAGAGTCTACGATAGTACTAGTCGTTCCCTCATAAGAGGATGGTTCCGGCAGCTCTACGCCATTCACCGTAACCAGGGCAGGAATATTGGCCATCTGAACCATCCTTTCTTAATAGGAATAAACTTCGGTACCCATAATAGACACGCCACGTTCTTTCTGGGTCTTTTCAACAGAAGCGGTGAGCTGCTTGCTATCAAGGTACACTCTTACATCTCTTCCATCAGAGATTTCCTCTCCATACCGCTGCCAGATGTCGAGGAATGCATTGTAGCAGCCGTTGTACACAGCATCTCTCATCTCTTCGGAGTTTCCACTTGCGGCAGAATAAGTGCCACTATAGGAAGAGCTGGATGTCGAGGAATTGTAGCTAGAGCTTCCAACATACTGAGATGTATCGCTGTAACTACTG